CCCCCCCTCGAAAACCCATGGGTTCACCCAGAATCAAGGAATTCCGGTCCCACTGGCTCACATATGACGCCATGAGACAAGACACCGCGTATTCTGGTATTCCATTGATCCCCAGGGACAAGACACACTGAATTCATAGCCCCGGACTATCCAATGCACCCCTTTGTTACAGTACTTGATCTGAGTGGCGTTATGTTAACCATGGGGTTGCGTGACAGATAGGCACGCCCTATCGAGGCTCAGCTACTGGCTCAAAGGGTCTGAGCTTCAGTGATGCCCCGAGATTCGCTGCCGCACCTGTCCGGTAGGTCTGGAGGGTCCTGGGTCACCCTAGGGAGGGTTTTCCCGGATGCGAAGTAAGCGCTAACCGGGGTGGGGTGGTACCGGGGGAGGGGGTTTTTGGGGCTGTGGTAAATGGGTTCCGGTACCGAACCAGATAATCATAATTTTGAAAATCATTTACCCAATGGGTGACTTGATCTACTACGCAGTTGAAACAATGGGTTACACATATCCTCGGCACCATTGCTACCTTTTCACAGCAATTCACCCTCCCAAATAGATACCTGGATACAGTAAACCCGATATCCCCAAAAATATATTTTCAAATTTTTCAAAAACTGGTTACATTCCGGTCCATGAGCAAACTAATCAACGCCTTGGTTCTTTTATCCTCATTGCTGTGCACCCAACTCGCACATGCTGATGGTGGCGGGTGTATTCCTGGACCCAGTTACTCGACCAATAAGATGCTGCACTTCGCTGGGACCGCTGCTGTTTCCTCAGTGGTTACTGCGACCACGGGTAACTTCTGGTACGGTGTTGGAGCGGGACTCGCAGTGGGCGCTGGTCGGGAGATTTACAAAATCGAGATGCCTGGGATGCGGTGTGAATACTATTCCATGGCCTACGATCTGGTGGGGAGCCTGACCGGTGCCTACTTTACCCACTGGTACATGGCTCCTATAAAGGGTGGCGCAGCTATTGGGTATCACAGCGAGTTCTGATAAAGTGTGGGGTATGACCCCCATCGCACAATCCGCAGATAATGCGGTCCCCGATTGGTTGAATCCGGTTTCCTCTAACCCGGTTCCTGACCCGCTGGTGCCCGCACTAATCCTCAATCCTGAAAAGGAGAAGCGGGCTCTCGTGCTTGTCCAATATCCGATATTGTTTGAAACTGTCCTGGAGAAGATCGCTGCCGGGATGACCATGAAGTCGGCTCTGGACAATGATCTGCGGCAGTTCGAGCAGAGTGACTTCATGAAGTGGATCAAGGCCGATAAGAATCGCAGGGCGCAGTACGAGGCTGCGGAGGAACTGAGGACCGAGGTATGGGCAGGTGAGATTATCGGGATATCGGATGCCACGGACTCGATGGAGGACGTTAATCGGTCCAAGCTGAGAATCGATACCCGAAAATGGCTCATGAGCGCCCACAATCGGAAGAAGTATGGGGAATCGACCAAGATTGATATGACTGCGGTGGTGGAGACCCGGAAGTCGGAATCCGATATCAAGAGCGAGATTCTGGGGTTGCTCAAGCAGGTTAACAATTCGGGCGCGTATTTACCGAAGGGTGATGTGATCGATGTTTGATATTGACCCCGCAACCCTGGATGCCATGAGCGTGGACCAGTTGGTCAAGCTCCATGAACTTCTCAAATCGAGTGTTGCAGTGAATGCCGAGAAGTCGCTGTTCGCGTTCTACAGAGACATTGTGTGGCCCGCTGTGGAGGGTGACAGACCCTTTGTGGACAATTGGCACTTGCATGCGATTGCCGAACATTTAGAGGCCGTTTCAGCAGGTCAGATTCGCCGGTTGCTGGTCAACGTACCCTTCCGGACCTCCAAGAGCACCTTGGTCAGCGTAGCCTGGCCCGCCTGGGTGTGGCTCAAGACTCCTTCATTTCAATGGCTGTGTGGGTCGTATGCTGAGAATCTGGCAGTACGAGACTCGCTGAAAATGCGAAGAGTAATTACTTCGCCATTGTTCCTGAAGCATTGGGGGGACAGATTCCAATTATCAGGCGATCAAAACCAAAAACAAAAATTCGAGAACAATTGCGGCGGATTTCGCCAAGCATTTGGCATGACCGGTGGAGTAATGGGGTCGGGAGGCGATTGTGTCCTAATTGATGATCCTCACGATAGGCAAGGTGCTAATTCAGAAGCAGAGCGTGAAGCTACTCTGATTACATTCAATGAAGGTATTATTACTCGATTGAATAATCCGATGACTTCACCTATAGTTTTGATTATGCAGCGCCTCCATGCTAATGATCTTTCAGGTGAAGTGTTGAAAGCTGGTGGCTGGGACCATTTGATGCTGCCGATGCGCGCAGAATTGAGTCGGATGAAGACTACGTCAATTGGATTCAAAGATCCTCGCACCGTGGAGGGTGAATTACTCTGGCCTGAAAGATTCCCTGAGAAGACTGTACGGGAACTAGAGATTACTTTGGGGAGTTACGGTACCGCTGGTCAACTACAACAGAGACCTGCTCCTGCGGGTGGCGGAATACTGAAGATTGGTAACTTCAGATTGTGGTCCCATGACAAAATGCTACCGGACCTAGTTTTCTGCGCGCAAAGTTATGACACAGCATTTACCGAAAAAACGAGTGGTGATCCAACTGGTTGTGGTGTATTTGGGATATTTGAATATGAGAAGAAAAGGCACGTATTACTTTTGGATTGTTGGAATGAGCATCTTGGTTACCCACAATTAAAACAACGTGTGGTGGATGATTGGTCGGCCAGGTATGCGGGAGAACGCAACAACGTGATGAAACCGTCGCGCCGGGCCGATATTATGCTAATTGAAAATAAGGGCAGTGGACAATCACTTATCCAGGATATGCGGATGAGTAATATTCCCGTATTTGCATATAACCCTGGAAAAAGTGACAAAACTGCCCGTGCTCACCTGGCTGCACCATTCCTTGAGAATGATATATTCTGGGTACTTGAGTCACCTAAACATAAAGGTAAGCCCAGAACCTGGGTAAATCAATTCTTTGAGCAACTTGAACAGTTCCCGAACGCCGAACATGATGAAATGGTGGATATTTTTACCCAATTCGTTATCTATGCTCGGGATACTGGGCAACTGGATATGCCTGTAATATCTCCCGAGGACGTGGAAGTGGACAATGAGCGCGAGTTGAAGAAACGAGAAGCTCGGGTGAATCCTTACGGTTAGGTGTAGAATCCCCACATGATTCAATAATCGAGGGACTCCCCTATGCCCAGCAAAAGTAAACCGCAGCATGATTTCATGGCCGCTATCGCGCACGATCCACGGTTTGCGAGAAAGGCAGGAGTCCCGGTCTCCGTGGGTCAGGAATTCTTCAACGCTGACAAAAAGGCTAAGAATTTCGCTTCCGGTGGCCCTGTCCAAGGTCCATTGACCCAATCCCGGAATCTGCTCACTCAGACCAATGTTTTGCCGAGTGATGTGGACAATAGTAATCTCAGAGAATCCCTCCCCCGCGTTTATGGCGCTCTTGCCGGGCTCATGGGTACCGCACCTGATCAACTCGAAGGATCGGTCATGGAGCCTGGTTACGATGCCCGTAAACAGGGTGCCGCGATGACATTCCCTATTGGTACTGCGCTGCAGATGCTCCCCGGACTCAAGGGACTCGCTACCGCTATGGCTGCGGAGAAGATGGTTCCGTCTGGGTCACTGGCAGCGCAGAGGGGTGCAATTACTTGGCATGGTTCCCCACACAACTTTGACGCATTCGATGCCTCCAAGATTGGAACGGGTGAGGGGGCTCAGGCTTATGGACATGGGCTGTACTTGGCTGAGAATCCTGTGGTTGCGGGTGGATATCAGACTGCACTATCCGATAAGGCTCTAATCAGCAAGATTAAGGGTATCTATGGTCCCGATGATGATTATTCAGACGTATCTCGTCTAATTGCTCAAGACACCTCACTGACGCCCCCTCAACGCGAATTACTTGATTCTGTGCAGAGTGAAGGTAACTTTGGGTTTGATTATCCCCATCAGGCAGTTCAGCAACTCCTTCGCAACCCCGCGCAATACGATATCGACCCTCGGACCCAGGCTGCACTTAATAACCTTGGCTCACTCTACAAGGTGGATACTCCTGACACCCACATCGCCAAGATGCTTGATTGGGATAAACCTCTGAGTGATCAGCATCCTGACGTACAGGCACTACTGATAAATCATCCCGCCATTACTCAGGATGTTGCGGAACGTGCTGGAATCCAGCAACGCCTTAATGACCAGTTTCCCACACGACTGACTCACCCAGTACTTGGGCCAATTGCGAGTAGAGCAATAACACCTGAAGGCACCTCGGGACAACAGGCGTACGATACTTTGGCATCTCAGTTCGGTAGTAGGGCAGCGGCGTCTCAGTTTCTGAGTGACCAAGGAATCCCTGGAATCAAGTATCTGGATGGCGGTTCACGAGGTGCGGGAACGGGAACCTCAAACTATGTCGTATTCCCCGGAGAAGAAAGGAATCTGACTATCTTGTATCGGAATGGTGTGCCCACGGGGAACGTCCCACCCTCCGCAACCACAGCACCCACGGGTCCGGAAACATCAAATATGATAGCAGACACCCCACCCCAACCCTTCGCCAAAGGTGGCCTGGTCCTCCTGGACCACATGATCCGTCACCACATTCTCCAACACACGGACCCCATGACGCTGACCCCGGATGATCATGCGTTCATGGGTCAGATGGCGGATTCGGGGGTGGGATCATGAGCCTCAGCGCATCACAACTCGCCACATCCCAACTGGCTGACCAGATGGGGTACTCCAGTGTCGGTGACATGATGAACGATTACAGCCAGGCTCAGGTCGATTCGATGCTGGGTGGTCAGCAGTCATCTCAGGGTGCCCTGACTCAGGCTATCTCGGCTCCCGTCGTGACTCAATCTAGTAGCGCACTCACTGCAAGGCCCACCTTATCCTCAGCCGCGGACAACAATCGTCCTGTCACGGTACCAGATTGGTTCAGTAGTACGCCAGAATATCAGGCGCTAGGGACCACGACCACTGTTCCCGGTGAATACACAGGTCTGAATGGCGATGTAGCCACGTATGCGCCCGATACCACTACTTATACCCAACCGACCGCAGCACAGACCGCAGCAGGGTACCAAGACTACCTGAAAGCGAATCCTGGTGTCGCGGCGATAGCAAATACTCCCGGACTCCAGTGGATTCCTCAGATGGCGGGATCTACTGCAGCAGATGGTCAGGTGTTACCGTCAGCATTCCAGGTTGCTGCTCCGAATGGGGCAACTCAGTATTACACTAACAAGGGTGCTGATGCAGGGATTCAGGCTGCACCTCAAGCAGAAGGTGGCTTCTGGGGCTCAGTGGATAACTTCTGGAACAAAGTTCCTCTAGCCGACATCGCCATGGCTGGTGGACTTGCTGTATCTGGGGGTGCGCTTGCCGGGGCTTTCCTAGGAGGTGCCGGTGGAGCAGCCGTATCCGGTATGGATCTTGCCGCCGATGCGGGTGCTGGGGCAAACTCCATCGGTGCCGCTGGGTCAGCGCTAGGTGGGGGCACTACTGCAGCTACAGGTGGTACCGGTGCCCTATCCAGCCTCCAGTCGGCATACACCACAGCCAAACCCTTTATCCAGGGCGCTCAGATCGCCAACTCACTGGCAAACGGTAATCCTATCGGAGCGCTCTCGGGTGCTGTAGGGCTTGCTGGTTATGGCGATGTTGCCTCTGGTATCAATGCCGCCAACTCCGCCGCCCATGGGGATTACCTGAATGCATTCATCAGTGGTGCCAATGCCTCGGGCCAAGTACCCTCAGATATTGGTGGGGTGAAGACCTCGGATATGAATACGGTGTACAACGATGCTCGTGCCATCAACAGCGGCAACCCGTTAAGCATCATCGGTGCGGGGCTCGGCACTGCAAGTAAATATGGTGGAGCATTGACTCAAGCTATCAACTCGTCAGACCCCTCATCTTCAGTCAGCGACACTCAGGCTACTGCAGACGCGCTGTCGCTGACTGATGGACCAAACCAAAACCCTGCTGCCTATGCACTCCCTGATAATATCAGCAGTCCTGATTACTTGGCTCAGTTTGATCCGACTACGATTGCAAATAATGCCGCTGCTGATTCTGCACTGAATGCCCCAGGAGCATTGACTCAGGCTATCGCAGATCCTAATTCCAACCCCACAGATGGTCGCTTGGCGAATGGAACCCAGACTAGCCCGGATATGGGTGGTGGGGTTCCTAATCTGAGTACCGTATTTGTCACGGGAACTCAGGATAACTCGAATCCCACAGACGGTCGATTGGCGGATGGTACTCAGACTACCCCAGGGGAAGCACCTCTCAGTGGTACTCTCTATGGTCAAGTCCCTGCGGAAGCCGGATTACCTCCGGTGGAAACACCCTCTGGAGCAATACCGAACGCCCCAGTAATTCCCAATGTACCCGTTACACCAAAGTCAACAGTAACTCCAACTCAGACAATTGCACCACTCCCGCAGCAGCAGGCAAACCACTTACCTGCTGTAGATTTGAGCTTCCTGAATCCTGGTGCTACAATCGACGAAAATAAACTAATGCCTATGGCTCAGGCATTAGTGGATCAGTCCAATGGAACGCTTACCCTTCCCCAGGCTCTTGGAATGGTTAAGCAGAATACACCCAAGGGTACGAAATGAACGATCAACCCGAGTTGGAAACTCCTGAAGAAGATTCCGCCGAGTTTGGCGTGGAGGAACAGGATGACGGTTCAGCTCTGGTGAGTTTGCCCGAGGATGACGAAGCCTACGAATCTGCTGATTTCAGCGAGAATCTGGCAGAATATTTACCCGAAGGATTCCTTGCCTCATTGGGTACCGATCAGGCAGAACTGATTGATTCGGATCGTGAGAGTCGTGCCGCCCGTGACAAACAGTATGCTGAGGGTATCCGCCGCACGGGTCTGGGGGCTGATGCTCCCGGAGGTGCCGGGTTCGATGGGTCCAGCAAGGCGGTTCACCCCATGCTTGCCAAGGGCTGCGTGGACTTTGCATCCCGCGCCATCAAAGAACTGTTCCCTGCTACCGGACCCTGCAAGACACAGATCATCGGTGAAGCCAACGATGTCAAGGTGGACAAGGCCGAGCGTAAAAAGAACTACATGAACTGGCAACTCACGACCCGAGTGCAAGAGCAACGGGCTGAGTTTGAGCGCCTGCTGAGTCAGTTACCCCTGGGTGGTTCGCAGTATAAGCGCTGGTGGTGGGATGCCCATCTAGATCGCCCCCGCACCGAGACGGTCTACATCGACGATGTGTTCATGCCCTATGACGCAACGGACTTCTATACCTGCCGCCGTGTCACTCATCGCCAGTATGTCGCCAAGGATGAGTATGAGAACCGGATTGACTCAGGTCTTTACCGGGATGTCAACTCATCCACCACACCTCCCGGATTCAGCGATCAGTCAGAATCCCGCAAGGCGAATGAGCGGATCGAGGGTAATGACGAGGATGACACCGCCTACAATGATGAGGGCTTGCGTGAAATCTACATGAGTTACGTGGACCTCCCGATTGAAGGAGATTCCCACACTGAGGGTAAGACTGCACCCTACATCCTGCATATCGAGAACGATACACAGAAGGTGCTCGGGCTCTACCGGAACTGGAAGGAAGATGATGAACAGCAAGCCAAGAAACACTGGATGGTGGAGTACAACTTCATCCCATGGCGCGGTGCTCAGGGTGTTGGCCTATTTCATCTGATCGGCTCCCTATCTGCTGGGGGCACTGGAGCCCTGCGTGCCCTACTCGACTCGGCGCACATCAGCAACTTCCCCGGTGGCCTGAAGCTCAAGGGTGGGCGTACCGCAGGACAGAGTATCCAGGTCAATGCGACAGAATTAGCCGAGATTGACTGCCCACCGGGTGTAGATGACATCCGTAAGGTGGTCATGCCGTTCCCGTTTGCCGGACCCTCTCCCGTCCTGTTCAACTTGCTTGAATGGCTCACGAACCAGGCCGAAGGGGTTATTTCCACGGCATCTGAGGCAATCTCGGGCTCATCCAACGACATGCCGGTGGGTACGGCTCTTGCCCTGATTGAGCATGGATCAGTCAATTTCAGCGCCATTCACGCCCGTTGCCATGCTTCCCTGAAGAAGGAGCTTGAGATTCTGCATCGTCTGGATGCCGAGAATATGACGGACGAGGAAACGATTGAGGAACTGGGTGAACTGGTTGTCAGTCGGCAGGATTTCCAGGGTCCGATGGACATTATCCCGGTGTCCGATCCCAACATCTTCAGCGAAGCCCAGCGTTACGCTCAGTTACAGGCGGTCATGCAGTTGGCCGGAAACCCGGACCTGAAGCAGTATTTCAAGACGGACCGCTTGCTGCAGCGTGCCTTGCGCCTCCTTCAGATCAATTCTCCCGACGACCTGGCGAATCTGCCCAAGGATGCCCGGCGCATGAGTGCGTTGGATGAGAATTATATGGTCTGCTCCGAGGATGCCGCACCCCTGAAGGTCTACGACGAGCAGGATGACGTATCCCACCTAGAAGCGCATCTGCACTTCCTTGTCAGTCCCATCTTCGGTGCCAACCCCCTCGTGGGGACTGTGGCTTTTGGTCCCCTGATGCCGCACCTGAAGGACCACTTGATGAGCTTCTACAAGAAGCATACCCACGGTGCTGCCGATGCGATGCAGATGATTGCTCCGAGTATGGGTGCCCAAATGACCCGAGCACAGGCTGAGTCCAAGGGAGCGGCATTTGCAGACCAGATGATGGCTCAGATTCTGGCTCCCATGATCATGCCAGCGATGACGCAGGCTCAACAACTTGCGAAACAATTCGCACCCAAACCTCCCGTTAACCCCGATGTACAGGCTCAGATCGCCGGTCAGCAGGCTATCGAAGCAGCTAAGGGTCAGGCTAAATCTGCTACGGATGCTCAGGAGATGCAGGCTAAGGCTCAATCTGAGCAGGCACAACTCGCATTCAAGGCCAATGAGTCTCAACGGGACCGTGACTACAAGGTCCAGATGGCGCAGCAGCAGCAGCAGTTTGAACAATGGAAGATTGGCACTCAGCAAGACGCAGATGATCGGGCTACTACCATGGCAACGGCAATCGAAAGTCATGCACTTCAAATGCAGCAAAGAATGGATATGTTCCAGGCACAGCAGGAGAAGCAGCGGGCAGATGATGCGGCACGGGCTGAATTGGAACGAGATCAACGTCGCGCGGATAATGATTCTCAACTTGCGGTGCTCCAAGCAGCACTTCAGTCACAGGTTGCTGCTGCGGTACCTCAACCAATTGATATTGCCAGCGTAATTCAACCTATAATTGACCAAATGCAAGGTAATACTGAGAGAATGTTATCTCAGTTGGGTGAAGGACTTGCGGGCATTCATATCGCGCATTCCGCACCAAGGGTTGCCCGGTACATCAAGGATGCTGCCGGAAATAATATCGGGGTTGAATCAGTTCTTAAACAGGAGATTTCCAAATGACACTTACCGAACAATCCGCTGCAGACGCTCAGGCAGTAATCGATGCTCAGGCTGCACTAGACGCTGTTGTGGCAAAAGCTGCTGCGAGTGCCAGTGCCCTGGCTGCAGTGCAGCCTCATCTGTCATTGTGGCAGGAGGTTGAGGCTGAAGCAGCCAAGTTAGACGACGGTGTGCAAGCTGAATTTGCGACAATTATTGCACACGCTCGGGCATTGTTCAACGCCTAGGAACTGTCATGCTGATCGATGTTCTCATCAATGGGGTTCTCGGTGCCATGGATGATTCTTTGCTAGAAAAACAGGTCCAGGTTACCGATAACGAGGTTGAGTACACGGAAGCCACCGAGTATCGATTCAATGGTGAACTGGTGCACCGCTCGGCTCATGTGCATCTGAAGCAAGGTCTCAGCCTTGAGCAGACGATGGGTTCGTTTAATTAGGAGATTGTCATGAGTAACACTCAAAGTATTGCAACCAGTTTCAAAACTGACCTGCTGAATGGCATCCACGCCTTCGGTGCCAGTGTCGTACGTGCTGCCACTACCAAGGATACCTTTAACGGTGCCCTGTATCTGGCAACAGCCACACTGAATGCCGCTACCACGGCATACTCGGCTACGGGTGAGGTGCCGAACAGCGGCAGTTATACGGCAGGCGGTATCGCGTTTACCACGGCTACGGCACCTGCTGCCAGTGGTACCGGGGCAATCTTTACCCCGAGTGCCTCCTGGACCACGGGTGCGGGATTCTCAGGTACTGCGTTTGACACGATTTTGATGTACAACGCGACCGCTGCTGGTAAGAATGCGGTGTCTGTGTCCACGTTTGGATCTCAGACCATTGTGGCCGGGACTTTCACGCTGACGATGCCTGCTAATACTACGGGCAATGCTCTGATTCAGTTGGTGTAAACTATGACGCTACTCGAAGAAATCCGAGCCGCTTTCCCTGGCCTCACGCCTGAGACTCGGGACGACGGTGCGATTGCTGCCGCGCTCAGTGTTGGGCGCACGAAGATTCAATCCCGTATGATCGGAATCGGGACCATCCTGGCTACGCTCGGTGATGCCGGTGGAGCGTTCCTTGACGGCCTTGTCGCCATGGGTGCTGCCGATCGTAGCGTCTATTGGACGATGGAGCTTATCAAGGCGGGGACGCTTGACGTTGGGATGCAAGCCACTCGGGACAAGGCTACGGCTATTGCTGAGGCCAACCCTACGATTGCGCCTGCTGTGCGGGCTTTGCTGGCGCTGGGCGTCGTGCCTGATACCGTCTCGCCACAGGGTGTGTCAAAGGCACTTGAAGGGTGGGCACCATGACGGTTTTAAAACAAGTCGTCGGTGCCCGCAATGCCTTGACCGTTACCGGATTCGGAACACTTGCATCTGCCACCTATGTGGCATCGGCAGCGTACACCGCCAATACGAATCAACCACTTGATGTGATCGTCGAGGTGGATGCTGCTACGACAAACACCGCGTCTGGTAATAAACAGGTTGTGGTCTTCGTTCAAGAGTCACTTGACGGCACGAGCTTCCGCAGCGGCCCCACATCCGGCACGACAACGACCGATGAGCCGAACCTGCGATTCCTTGGCACGGTCCCAATGAACAGCGCCAGCACGACTGAAATCGGTACATTCTCGGTCGCCCAGGCTCTAGGCTACTGTCCCTACGCCTTCAAGGTCATCCTGAAGAATGACCTTGGCGTAGCCCTGACTAGCGGAGCGGTCTATACGTCTGAAATCTTAGCTACGAGTGCATAATGCTGTTCGGTAAACAGAAATGGACCTCCCAGCCGCAGTTCGCTACCGGGATTGATTGGGCGAATCCTCTAACTAGAAAGCTCAGCTTCGCCGCTATCGGGGGTAACCCGTTCAATCTGGTGAACCAGGCGCGGGGAGCACCCACGGGGGCGGTGTCCACCACGGTAGGAAAACAAGGAACGTCCTTTACTACCGCCGCTGGTGGATCGGTAAATGCACTGACGTTTGCTAATGGTGCTCCAGCCGTATTTACCGAAGCCACTTATGGGTCGGTATTTCAAACAATCGGTTCGTCCACCCCGTATTTTTTGATCGAGCGTGGGACCACAACTGACCATATTTTCAGCTTTACGAACGGGACTAACTACCCAACTATCTGGTATAGCGCAACCGGGTTTGCCACGTTCTCAACCGGGGCGGTGAATGGGGAATGGAATATAGCCTCGATATCAACTCCACCATCGGGAGGGACCCTCGGATCATCTTGTGTTGCGTGGATGAACGGAAAAGCTCTTGGGATTCAGGGAGCGGGAAATGGGTCTTTTGACGCAACCCCATCACCGGACGTAACTCTGAATGGCGATCCGAACACGGCATCGCACAACTTCCCTGGATCACAGTCTCTGGCTGTGATCTGGGATCGGGTATTGACAGCAGCAGAACACGCTGCGTTCAACGCCAACCCCTGGCAAATCTTTGCCCCTAGGCTTGTATGATCTCGCGTCTATTGGCGGGGGCGAGTGGTGGTGGGATAACTCTTACGGGACAGAGTACCACTGCCGCACAGGGCTCAGTCAGCCCCAGTATCACCATCGCACTGACGGGTCAGAGTGTTACTGCTGCGCAAGGTACACTGTCGGTAGGTAGTCAGAACGTCACCGTTGCACTCATCGGTCAGTCGGTTATCACGGCTCAGGGTACACTGAGCCCATCCACATCGGTATCTGTCACCGGGCAATCGGTTACTGCCGCCCAAGGTACTGTAGTCCCAGCGGTATCAGTATCTCTCACTGGTCAACCTGTCGCACTGGCACAAGGTACCATATCCCCAGCCATCTCGATACCCGTCACCGGGCAATCTTCTACCGCAGCCCAAGGTGTCGTAACCCCGAGCCTGTCTGCATTCCTCACGGGTCAGTCCATTGCATTGGCTCAAGGTTCCGTTAATCCCGCCATAACAGTCGGACTGGCCGGACAAAGTGTGCCCGTGGGTCAGGGTTCGATGACTGTATCTGGTGCAGATGTAACCGTGGCGCTCACGGGTCAGTCTATCGAAGTCCAGCAGGGTTTGATGACTGTTGCCGCAGCACTCAGCGCCAGCAAATCGGGTGCTTCTCGCCAATGGTTGATTGATTACTACACTGAAGCCTTTGCCAAAAAGGACAAATTACCCGATTCTCAGGGAATCATCAAACTCAAGACCGCTGCCGCCCGGAAGAAAGCAATCCAGGCTGCTGAGATTGCTCAAGAAGAGGCAATCGAGAATCTGGTCGCTAAGGCAGAAAATGATTTACAGATTCTGACTCAGGGAATCAAAGATTCTGACGCGGCACGAGAATTCACCTATAATTTGATTTCGCAGGCAAAGAAACACATTGCCGCAGAGGTTGATTTCATCGCTGTAGCGGAACAGTACCAAAACCGCATTCGTCAGGAAAATGATGAATTGCTGCTTTTCGCAATGGTTTTGTAAGGAGTATCTGAATGGCTCTCTCGAATTCTGCAATCGGACAACACAAGCAAATGGCCATGGGTAAGAAGGTTGGATTCGCCAATGGTGGCGCGGTCCCCGCTGCAATGCCCTCTCTACCCATGCGCCCCCGAGTCGCGGTTCCCATGAATCCCCTGACCAAGGCGAAAATGGCTAATGGGGTTCCGGGGTTCAAGAAGGGTGGGAAGTGCTAGAAAAGTTATATCGGGAACTTATTGAGCGCCGTGCACAAATGGCGCTTGAGGTTTTCGATAGTCCTCCGCAAGACTATGCTGCGTTTCAGAAACGCCTGGGCGGTTATGTGGAGTTAGCGTATTTAATCGATATTGTGAAAAATGCAATGTCTGGACAGGAAAAGGACGAGTAGTTCGTTCAATGCCGAGTGCCCCACGGTCATATTGGGGTGGTTCTGTAGGAGAACTTTTGATGAAACGGTACATTGGTACAAAGGTCGTTGAGGCTACGCCCATGACCCGATTGGACTACAACAACTATCGAAACTGGACCCTGCCTCTCGATGAGGATGGTTCGGACGATGGTTATCTGGTTGAATATACTGATGGCGGTAAGGGTAATGACTCGCGCCACAGCGGTTATATTAGCTGGAGTCCGAAGGAACAGTTTGATGCTGCGTACAGGTCCACGACTGGTATGTCATTTGGTCTTGCGATTGAATCCCTGAAGATGGGTAACAAGGTTGCTCGTGCTGGTTGGAACGGTAAAGGGATGTGGTTGTCCCTGATTCAGGCTGCGCAGTGGCAAGTTTCGGAAGATGTACCCGGAATGGATGATGACTCATTGCTGACTCTGCCGTGGATCGGAATGCGTACCGCTGACTGCAAGTTTGTCCCATGGCTTGCGTCTCAGACGGATGTACTCTCCGAAGACTGGGTACTGGTATGAGCAAGAAACCCAAATCTGCGGCTTGGCACAACCAACACACTGCAACCCCTGAACGCCAACAGCGCCGCAAGGAAGTGGCGTACATGGGTATTCGGCAATACAAGAAACTGAATCGCGCTTTGCGGGCTTACGCTCAGCAAGGCATCTCAACATCAACGGAAGGAGCAATCTAATGGCAGGCGAAGTCATCAACCCACACGGGCGCGGACTCGATGTTTCGGACAAGAGCATCGACGAGATGTTCCCTTACATCGACCCCGAATTCACCCCCTTCGGGCATAGGGTCGTGGTCCAGATCCGCAGGGTCGTGGCGAAAACGTCCAGCGGAATCATTTTGTCCACGGGTACGAAAGATGAGGAATCCTACAACGGTCAAGTCGCCAAACTGATCTCAGTGGGTCCGCTTTCCTTCAAGAAGCGTACAACGGGTGAAGAGTGGCCCGAGGGGGTTTGGGCCAAAGTCGGGGACTACGTGAAAGTCCCTCGATGGGGTGGCGACCGCTGGACCGTGGACCTGAAAGATGGTCTGGAACCCGTGATGCTGGCAATCCTGAGTGACGCTGATCTGATTGGCGCTTACACGGGTGATGTGACTCAAGTGCGGAGTCATCTGACATGAGCATCAAACTCGTCACCGATGAATTCACCGAAACCCCGGAACCTATCTGTCTGTCAATCACGGAAAAACAGATCCAGAATTCCATCAAGGGATTCGAGTTTCACCTATTCCGGGGCACCAGTCACATGGTCTGCTGTGTCACCCTGACCAATGGATTCACTGTGATTGGTGAATCCTCCTGTGCTGATCCCACCAAGTTCGATCTGAACCTTGGACAGAAGTATGCCCAAGAGGATGCTGAAAACAAGATTGCGGGATACCTGGCCTATGGTCAGGCCGAGAAACTGATGTTCGGAGGAAAATATGAGCACTGAAAACGAGATTATTGAGGACGAGGAACTGAAACTAGCCCATGGGGGCGAAGATGATGATCCTGTAGAAAACCTTGAAAGTGAGGAAGACGAGAAGACTGCCAAGGTTGACTCGGAGCTTGAAGATGCGGAAACCGATGAAGCCAAAGAAGAAATCCGGGCGCGCCGTCGCAACGAACGCAAGTCGCGTGGTCAGCGTAACCGCGAACGAGTGGAAGCTCTGGAACGTAACCTGCAAGCCCTCACTGACCAGAACCGGACTCTGCAACAGCAGGTCAGTTCAATCAATGATGTCAACGCCGGTTCCCAACTCGCCCAGGTCGATGCCGCCATAAATCAGGCGAACCAGGCCGCTGAACACTTCAAGGGTGTCATCGCCACTGCTGCTACGGCCAATGACGGCAAGACTCTGGCGGAAGCCACTGAGTACATGATTGCCGCCAGAACTCGGGCTCAGGAACTCAAGACGTTCAAGGATAACGCTGCACGGGCCATGAATGCCCCCAAGCCCCTGGATACCCGACTCGTCACCAAGAGTCAGCAGTTCCTGGGTAAGAACACCTGGTACGGTGGCCCTACGAGTGCAGATCCCGACTCTAAGGTGCTCACGGCTCTGGACAACTCCTTGACCGCAGAAGGCTGGGATGCCACGACTGACGGGTACTGGCAGGAGCTTGAAAAACGGGCTCAGAAGTATCTGCCTCATCGGATTCAGGGTGCTGCCCCCGCACCCAAGCGTCCGGGAAACCCGGTTCCGGGTGGTTCACAGCAGTCCCAGGCGGGTGGGGGTTCGGTTTTCAAGCTGTCCCCCGAGCGTGTCGCAGTCATCAAGTCTGCGGGGATGTGGGATGACGCTGCTGCACGGCAGAAGATGATCAAGAGTTATCGGGATTACGACAAACAGAATGGAGTGAAATAATGAATAATATTTCTTCACCACGGAGTGACGATTCGGCAATTGAGTCCGAGATCAAGGCCAAAGGCTTGACCGCTCCGCGAATCATGCCGGGAGACATCGAGGGGAACATTGCTATCGAACAATACTTCACAGCCGAAGATGGAGTCCGTGGCGTACGCGGAACTCCTGACGCTGGGTTTGCTCCGGTGCATGAGTCCTTTGGACTGCTTACGTTCTGCGTCCTGGTCTTGCGCAACGGATTCACTGTCACGGGTGAGTCAGCCTGCGCCAGTCCAGAGAACTTCGATGCCGAGATCGGTCGCAAGATCGCTCGTGCTAACGCTGTGCAGAAGATTTGGCCGCTGATGGGGTATGAACTCCGCAGCAATATTCATGCAACCAACACCTACGGAGAGAAATAATGGCAACACGACAAGCAAGTAATGAGGATGAGCGCACCAAAATCGGCGGGGCTCTGGATATTCGCGGTGACCGAGGTGCAGAGGATACTGAGCGTGAAACCTCTGGCCTCACCTCGGATGACGACTTTGAAAAGTTCATGGAGGCCGAGTTCACGCAAACCGCACTCCCAAACCCCCCGGCGCTGCGAGGCTATCACCTCGTTTGGCTGACTACAACGAGTCAGTATGACAGCATCCAGAAACGTCAGCGCCTGGGTTACACCCCGGTTCGACAATCCGAGATGCCGGGGTTCGATGCATCCAATGGTCAATCCCTTGCGGGATACGATGGTCATGTCACCTGCAATGAAATGGTATTGTTCAAGATTGCTGAGGAACGCTACCAAAAGATTATGGGTTTCTATCATCACAGGAAACCCTTGGAAGAGGAAGAGGGCGTTGTGGGTAAATTCAATGACCAGGGTCAGCGACTCAATGATCGTGACGATGGTGTGGATGCAATGGAGCGAGAAGCAGCAATCCAACGCCGAAAGATGCCTAGTTTTTCTTGATTGTTTGACAGGGTGCGGAAATACCCTATAATTGTGTTAGGCAGGGAATACTTGAATCATTGCTGTCAAGTATTATTTAGGTATTCCCTCCCGAGTCTGAAAATTGCAAGGTTGAGAGCTTCGCGCCTCCCAGTGTTGATTTGTTGACCCGCAAGGACCGAAAGGTCAATGTGATTCTTCATCATTTACATAAGGAGGCTCTACATGAGCGCAACAGCTTCTCCCTACGGTCTTATCCCCGTATACCACCCGTCTGGTACGGATCGTGCCCAGGCGTACACCATCAATCCCACCTACAACACCGCCATCTTCAAAGGTGATCCGGTGATTCTGAACACCAACGGTACCGTCACTGTGGGTACCGCTGCTGCCACGTTACTGGGGTCGTTCGCAGGTTGTGAGTATGTGGATGCCACCGGCAAGCCCACCTATTCCAACTTTTACCCGGCGTCTCAGTCTGTCATGTCCGGTTCGGTCATCACGGCCTGGGTGTACACGGACAAGGAAATCGTTTACGAGATTCAGATGTCTGGTCAACTGAGTGCGACTCTGGCAACCGCCATGACAGCAATCGGTGACGAAGCTGACATTATCTACACCGCTGGTTCCACCTCCACGGGTCTGTCTGCTTGTTCGCTGAATACGACTCTGGCTGGCGCTGGTTCCCAGAAGCAGTTCCGCATCATCGGGTTCGGCCTGGCTCCTGACAACGCTGCTACCGACCTCTACCCCATTGTGCGCGTGACCTTGGCTAATACCCAATACTCCGCACCCACCACTGCCGTCTAAGGAGAACCAAACATGAAAACTTCAAACAATTCGTGGTTGGTTTTACCGACTGGTCGCTTGCCGTCCAAGCACTCATCGTCGCAGCCCTTGCGCTGCTGGTGTTCCATGTTACAGGAAGCTCGGAAACCGCAGGGTTGCTCGCTTTCGGTGGTATGACTGCGCCTATGCGCTCCACGGACTTCCGTCCGATTGTCGAACCCATTCTGAACCAGTTCTTCGATGGCGTCTACGATCAGCGTAAGGACGAATGGAAGCAGGTGTTCCGTGAAGTCAAGGCTACGATTGAGCGTGCGTACTTTGAGGAGCCTGTGGGTTATGGATTCGGTGCTGCTCCTGAGTTGCCTGACGGTATGCCAGTCACCTACCAACAAGGTGGTGTGCTGTTCAACAAGCGCTACACCTACAAGGTGTTCGGTTTGGCCTTCGCCCTGACCAAGATTCTGGTCGAAGACGGTGACCATATCAGCATCGGCTCCACGTTCAGCAAGCACCTGGCTCAGTCTCTGATTGAAACCAAGGAACTGCGCTGCGCCAATGTCCTGAACCGTGCTTTCAACTCGTCCTACCTCGGTGGTGATGGTATCTGCTTGTCGAGTGCATCGCACCCGATCATCGGCGGCACGTTCAGCAACGTCCTTTCTACCGCTGCGGCCCTGTCGCAAACGTCGCTGGAACAGATGCTGATTCAGGTTCGCAAGGCTACGGACAATAACGGAAAGAAGATTCGTCTCCAGGGCAAGAAGCTGGTTATCTCTCCTGACAACGTGTTCCAGGGCGAGGTTCTGTTGAAGTCGGTTCTGCGTGCGGGTACGGCCAACAACGACATCAACCCTATCAAGTCCACCAGTAATACGGTTGACTCTGATCCAGCTGTCCTGTCGCGCCTGACCTCGGCTACGGCATGGTGGGTTTCCACTGATGCCCCAGAAGGTGCTAAGTTGATTGTTCGCCGGAAACTGACCAAGTCCATGGAAGGAGATTTTGAAAGTGACAGCGTGAAATATAAGGCAACCGAGCGTTATATCGAAGGCTGGACGGACCCCCGATGCCTGTTCGGAACGCCGGGTGCCTAGACACATCCTTGTAAATAACTGGACACAGGGGGAACCATGATGATATGATGGACTTTTCAAAGGAGTCTATATGTCATTACCAAGTGGTTCCCCTTGTTCCGTTATGAGTTGTGGTGAGCTATCTGTAGCCCAGAATCTTTGTGCTAGACATTACAAGAGATGGCAGAGATATGGCGATCCGTCTATAACTAAGAGACCGTCCGATTGGGGTTCTAAGGAGAAACATCCTCTTTACTCAACGTGGTCGGGACTTCGAAGGTTTCATTGGAAGGATTTATGCGATGAATGGAAGAATGATTTCTGGGTATTCGTTGAAGATGTGATCGAACGACAAACCGGTGCAAGATTAGTCAGAATCAGTAAGACTGGTCCTTATTCCAAGCAGAACATGTGTTGGCAAGTGATTAAAGGGACACCGGTGGATCGAGAATCGGCGGCTAAGTATCAAAGGGAATGGCGTGCGGATAACATTCGCTCTGTGAAGTCTGCTGACATGAAACGGTACTATGGGATAACCATGGGCGATTACGAGAGAATCTTAGATAGTCAGGATCATAGTTGTGCGATATGTAAAGGTAACGAAGGGTCAATACAAAGTAATGGAAAACCTTTCAGTTTAGCAGTGGACCATTGTCACGATAGCAAGAAAGTCAGAGGACTCCTGTGTTCGAATTGCAACCGTGGTCTTGGTTTTTTCGGCGATAATATAGCGACCTTACTCAGCGCTATAGAGTATTTGAAGAAGAGTAGTTCATAAACCGTGCAAACTTTTCAAGGAGCAGCACCATGTCTCATTTTTCCGATGATCTCTATCTCGGTACAGCCGTCCTGCCTAGCGCAGACGCAACCAATCCTTCCCTGATGCCCATGGGTGTCGGCCCTCTGGGTCGAATCTATGTCCATGACGTTGTTCCCCTGACCCTGCAAGTCGCTGGTCTACGCGCCGCCGCTGCAAGCACGGGCGCTGTGGATCTGGCTCTGACTGCCGGAACCGGCGTCACCCTGGTCCAAGACGCCACGGGTGCTAACCGCTACGTCCTAGATACCCCGCGCTGCGTGACTGTGACTGCTGTCGGTGCCAATACCGCCACTTTCATCGTCTATGGTTACGACCAGTATGGTCAACCTATGTCCTCGGCTGTCGCGGCCCCCAGTTCAAGTACCGTGGCTACGACCAAGGCATTCAAATCGGTTACCCGAATCGCAGCTTCCGCCACTGCTGGCTCCAACATTAGCTGCGGCTTCAATGACAAGTTCGGCCTGCCGATCCGTGTGACGGATGCTGGTTATATTGTTCATGCTGCCTGGAATGGTGCTCTGGCTGATGATGCCGGTACCTTTGTTGCGGCTGACACCACGGCTACGGCAACTACGTCCACCACGGACGTTCGCGGCTGTTTCACCCCTTCGACGGGTGCCTCTGACGGCACCAAGCGTCTGGTGCTCACGATTGCAGTGCCGGGTATTGCTTGTGGTCCCAATGCCACTCGCACGGGCGCTGCGGGTGTGACGCAAATCTGAGTCTCCTGATGCCCCTTCGGGGGCGTCTTTTTAACATAAGGAGAGAATCAAATGCGTCCGATCAAACTTGGCCCATTTTCCCCCGTCACGGCGCTGACCACGGCGTTCAATGCGCAGACCTTCAACTCAACGGGTGCTGCCACTGCTGTAACGACTCCCGCGACCACTGACTTGCTAGCCCACCAGGTGACGCTCACCTCCCCGGTTCAGGCTACGTTGGCGGGCGTCACCTTCACCATCGTCGGTACGGACTCCGATGGCAACGCGAAGACTGAAACGGGTATCACGGGTCCAGCATCCAATGCCACGGTTACCAGCACCGGATACTTCAAAACCATTACCACGATTCAACCGTCAGCGACGATGGGTGCGCTGGTGGTATCCGTGGGTATCGCAGCACCGTCACTCACGCAGACTCTCCCGCTGGAGTGGCGCTCGATTGTCGCAGCAACGCACGATGTGGATGTGTCGGGAACCATCAACTTCACGTTGCAGGAGTCCTTCGAGAATGTCTACAACACCCGACCAGAGACGCTGGATTGGAGTAGCTACACCTCAGCGTTCAGTGGTAAGACCGCAACGGTAGGCGCTGCTGGAATGGTGGGTGCCAATGCCGCCCGGTTGCTGTTCAACTCGGTCACCAATGGCGCAGCAGTGACATGGCGTGTGATTCAGCCAACGCAGATCACAGGATAATCTAAATGGCTACTTCAGGCACCGTTGGGAATAATGTCGCAGATGTGACAAATATTATCGAGCACGCATATCGACGGTGTGGGAAGCTGGCCTCCACGATTTCCTCTGAATTGCAGTTATCCGCTAGGGAGAATCTGTTTTTCCTGCTCAGTGATCTGGCGAACCGGGGTTTGTCTCTCTGGTGCGTGGAGAAACAGGTTCTGGGGATCAACCCCAACCAGATCCAATTTCCTCTGCGTCAGGGTACCGTGGACATCATGAACGCGCTGTACCGGACAAAGACGGACCTGACGGGCACCACCATCTCGGGTGCCGGGTGGCAGGGTCTGGACCTGGGTGTGGGGGTTACCGCAGCAGTCTACAACACCGCAATTCAGTTTTCCGTAGCGACGAGTGCCACATTAGTCATGGAGTATTCCCTCGACTCGATTCTCTGGGTCCAGGCTCAGGCATTCAGTTTCGCAACTGCCAAGGCTGCGGGATGCTGGTTATCCACAGATGCCGATAACTCGACTGCTGCCCGATACTGGCGAGTCCGGGACACCTCGGGAACCCTGGCGTCGGTGAGTGCCCTGACCTTCAGTGTCAGTCCCTACGAGATTCCAATGGCTAAGTTGTCGAATGATGACTACGCCAGTCTCCCGAATAAGACATTCTCGGTGCCAGCGGGGTCCAAGAGCCTGCAATACTGGTTTGACAAGCAGACGGCACCCAGAATCTGGATCTGGCCTGCATCACAGGTTTCCACGGATCAGATTGTCATCTGGTCCCAGCGACATATTCAGGATGTGGGGGCTCTGACGAATACTCTGGATATTCCTCAACGCTGGATGGAATCTATTATCCTGACCCTGGCTTGCCGCTGCGCAGTCGAATTACCTGCGGGTGAATTACCTGATGGGCGACTAGAATATCTGGAATCCAAGGCCGCTGAGCATCTGAGTCAGGCTGAGGACAGTGAATCTGACGGTGCTCCAATTCGTATAAGTCCGAATATTTCGGGATATACCCGATGAGCCTTTACCTTGACACCTCAAGTTTTGCATCTCGGGCCATAGCGGTATGCGATAGGTGCAAGACAAAGCAGCCTTATAGTAAATTGGTTGCAGATCGGAATGCTCCAGGGTTACGGGTGTGCCCGGAATGCGCGGATGACCTTGATCCTTGGAGATTACCTGCAAGGGCGAGTGAGAATATTACTCTGAGATACCCACGACCGGACGAACCGCTAATATAATCACGCAATCGGAAGGATTACAAATGTCAGGATACGCAGATGTTTTTGGAGGATCTACGGTCCAGCCGTCCGAGGTGCAATTCCGTGCGGTAGCCCTGTCCGCGAATCTGGTGACCGTGTGGCCTGCATTTGCTACATCGGGCAACCAGTGTGCCCGGATCATGAAAGTGACCCCGACTGCTGGGGGATTCAGTGTTTCTCTACCCGATGCCACTCTGACCTCTGCGGGTCAGGACACTCTATTCGACAACCCCAGTTCCTACAGCTTCACGGTTCTTGACTTCGCAGGTAACGTGGTCGCCACAGTAGCAGCGGGTCAGGTTAAGTACCTGTACCTGAGCGACAATTCCACCCAAGCCGGGACATGGAGAACCACGATATTCGGTGTCGGCAGTTCCACTCTCGACGCCGCATCCCTAGCTGGTTACGGTGTCAAGGCTCTAGCCAACACGATCAGCACCGCTGCCGTGGTGGTGAATATCTCCGGTAACACCACGGTCACCATGGCCGACAGGTCCAAGGTATTCGTGTGGACCGGGGGAACAGGAACCCTGACTCTACTGAGCACGACAGGAAGCACCTCGGACTTCGGTATCGAGGTGCATAACCAGGGCTCCGGGATTCTGACTGTCACCCCCACCGGTGGATCTCTGATTGATGGTTCCGGTACCATTGCACTCTCGATTAACGAGTCCTGCTTCATCCATATGGGTGCCACTGACTGGTACACCGTGGGCCGGGGTCGGAATGTACAGTTCAACTTCACGCAACTGAACAAGACTGTCACCGGGGGCACGGTTTCCCTGACCCTGACGGAAGCATCCAACGTGGTGCAGAAGTACTCGGGTACACTGACCTCCAACCAGATTGTGAATCAGCCTGCCGTGGTTCAGGTCTACTATGTATCGAATGCCACCACAGGTGCCTACACCTTGACCTTCGGGTGCGTGGGGGGTGGGACCACGGTGGCGGTGGTGCAGGGTCAAGCGGCTATCCTGTTCTGTGACGGCACGAACATCATCAATGCGAACACTTCCTTGTCCGGGGGTATCTCGTCTATCGTATTCGGTAACGGATCTGTTACAACTCCTTCTGCGGCTTTCGGTACTTCGACCACAGGGTTCTATGTTACTGGATCAAATGAGATCGGGGTAACGAATAACGGAGTCTATGCAGGCAAGTTCACCGCAGGTGGATACCAGGCTGCGGCTGCAGGTGCTGTGGCGCTACAGGCTATCTCATCTGGAGGTACTGCGGGGCTGGTAGCAGACCGGCCTGCGGGTAATGTGGGAAGTACCCGCTGGCGCACAGCCGGGGTGGACAGATGGGCCGAAGAGGTATCGGCAACTGCTGAAGGTGGGTCTAATGCGGGGTCGAACTTCGCGCTGAATGCGTATTCAGATGCTGGGGCTCTTCTGGGTACTGCGTTTACGGTGAATCGGGCTACTCAGGTTGTGAGTTTCGCGCAGCCTCCGGTACTTGATGCGACTAATGTAACGAATACGATTGCACCGCAGACTCACGCCGCCACAACCAAAGCCACTCCAGTAGATGCGGACGAGCTACCGATCACCGACAGCGCAGCGTCCTTTGGGCTGAAGAAGCTGACCTGGGCTAACCTGAAGGCCACGATTCTGGCGTGGCTGCAGGCTACGGTGTTCCCAGCTCCTGGCGCCATCGGAGCTACAACCCCCGCAGCCGGAGCATTCACGACGCTGAGTGCGAGTGATGGAACGAACGGCAATATGAAAGCCTACGTAGACGTAAACTACGGATTCGTTCAAAGTTTGAACCAAGCAATGAATGCTTATCGTGCATTGAAGTTGATGGGGTCGAATTTTGTACTAAGCAATGGAACAACTGACCAAGTAATAGTGGACACTTCAGGCAACCTCGGGCTTGGGGTGGTGCCTAGCGGTTGGGGGTCAAACTGGAAAGCTACCGAACTAGCAAACGGGTCATCCTTTGCGGCTACTATTTCAGGAAATAACTCGGTTGTGCTTGGCAACGCCTACAACAACGGCATAGGCTTTATTTACAAAGTAACAGCAGGCGCCTCGTATTACAACCAGACAGCAGGCACCCACACTTGGAACACCGCACCTTCTGGCACCGCAGGCAACCCGATAACATTCACGCAGGCGATGACGCTGGATGCGAATGGGAATTTGCTAGTTGCTCAAACTGCCGCAGGTGCCAATGCCAATGGTCATTTTCTTTATGCGGGCGGGGTGGCGCAGGTGAGCCACGCTTCAGGGACTGCTTCAGGGACGCAATATGCAACATACTTTTACAACGGCAGCAGCATCGGCTCCATCACCCAATCCGGCACCACAGCGGTCCTATACAACACCACATCGGACTATCGCCTCAAGGCTAATCAGCAGCCGCTAACCGGTTCTGGTGCATTCATCGATGCCCTGAAACCTACCACTTGGGAATGGACCAGAGACGGTCGCAAGGATGCAGGTTTCCTGGCACATGAGTTCCAAGAGGTTTGTCCTAATGCCGTGAATGGCGTCAAGGATGAGATGGAGGATCGGGAGTACGAGGTAACTCCAGCAGTTCCGGCGACTGATACGACTGAAGCAGTTCCAGCAGTCATGGGTACTCGTTCAGTTCCGAAGTATCAATCGATGCAGGCATCTTCCGCCGAAGTCATTGCTAATTTGGTGGCTGAGCTTCAAGACCTGCGCCGCCGCTTGGCTGCTCTGGAATCCAAATGAAAACCCGCACCCTCATGATCCTGATTGCCGCAGATGTATTCATCTTCGCACTCATTTGTCTTGGCAAGGTGAAGCGCGGTGAATGTGCATCTTCAGCCGCATGGGACTTGAAGCGCAATGGTAAACGGCGCGGTAGAGTCGCAGTATCCCTTATTGACGGGGTTGCCCGCAGACTCGGGGATGACAATCACTGCCACAAGTCGTGGCTGGGTCAGAAACAGATTTATACAGGAGAACAATGATATGGCGACCCATGCAGACACCACTGCACGCTGGCGCATTGACCCCACCATACCTCTGGCATTGGTTGTTGCCATTGGTGTGCAGACACTGGTGGGTACGTGGTGGATGTCAAGTTTCCAGGCACAGACTGTCAGCAAACTCGACAACCTTGAAGTGCGCCAAAAGGCTGTGGACCTGTTGCCCGAGCGTATGGCGAAACAGGAGGCTCAGATTGAAGCGGTGACTGCGATGCTAAAAGAGATTCGCTCGGACATGCGGGACTTCACGAATAGGGGAGCGCACAAATGAAGATTGTTGAGAATGCCAAAAGCTGCTGGCGTCACTACTCCACTATCGCACTGTCCACCGCAGGCGCGACTCAGGGTGCCTGGGTGACGCTGCCCGATGAGATTAAGGCCGATCTACCCAAGAGCGTCGGTGAGTGGGTGGCTAAGATCACGGTTGCTATTCTGTTCCTGGGTCTGGTGGGTAAGTTCGTGCAGCAAGACGACAAGCCGAAAGACCCATCATGACACCGCAGGAACTGGCGACCTGTACCGGCGCACGGATTGACCGGGCTACCACGTTCCAGCCGATCATTGACCAGTACGCACCGGACTTCGAGATCAACACGCCCGGACGCCTGGCTGCGTTCCTGGCACAGGTGGGTCATGAGAGTGGTGGGCTTCACTGGCTGGTGGAAATCTGGGGACCGACTTCCGCACAAGCCGGATATGAGGGTCGTGCAGACCTGGGGAATACCGAGTTCGGGGACGGGTGTAAGTTCCGGGGTCGGGGGCTCATCCAGATCACGGGACGAGCCAACTATCAATCTATGTCCACTGCTCTGGCTGTGGACCTCATCGCAAACCCTGAGCGCCTGGGTGAACCAGACTTAGCGGTACGTTCAGCTATGCAATTCTGGCAGAGTCACGGACTCAACGACCTGGCCGATGATGGCGCGTTTGCGTTCATCACCAGAAAGATAAACGGTGGCTTGAATGGGCAGGATGACCGTCTTGCGCTGTGGGCTGCTGCAATCAAGGTGCTGTCATGAGCTTCCTAAACCCCTGGACCTGGCTACTGGCACTCGGACTCCTTGGGTCCAGCGCCCTGGGTTACGAGTTGTGGGCCAAGCATGAGCGCAACCTGGGCGCAGAACCCTATATCGCAATGATCAAGAAAAACAATGATGCTGCCGCTGAGAAACTCGCCAAACTCACCGCAGAGATCAAGATCAAGCAGAAGGAACTGGACGATTTCAACACCACTAGGAATGAAAATGACGCAACCAATGAAACTGCTATCGGTATTCTTGCTGACAAGCTCCATGCTTCTCGGGTGCTGCGCGACCCCAACGCAACCGGGTGCAGTGGTGGAAGCGCCCAAGGTCAAATTGCCAGCGGTCCCCAAACTGGTGGAGCAGACGCCACCCAAGCCGGTGGGGTATTTTCAGAACCAGCTTCTGAGCTACTCCTTAAGCTCACCAGCGAAGCCGACAGGGTTAACGATGCCTACATCTCCTGTAGGGCAGACTCCTACAAAATGAGAGAATGATGCAGGACTTCAGCTACACACAGCTTCTGACTCTCCTACCGCAGTGGAACGAGAGAACCGACACCGCATTCGCAGCGCAGATACCCACATTCATTTCTCTGGCTGAGAACCGCCTAGCCACGGAAATGAAGCAGCAGGGGTTCCAGTCTGTGGTGACCGGGACTCTGCCCACATCGAGTAGCATGGCGAAACCCGCCTTCTGGAAAGAGACGATCAGCTTCAATTACACCAATGCAGCAGGAGCCAGTACACCTCTGTTCCTGCGCCCCCTGGAGTACGTGAGAAACTACTGGCCCAACCCCACCCTGTCCGATAACCCCAGGTTCTATGCGGACTACAACGCCACGCACTTCCTGTTCGGTCCTACACCCGTTACAGCATTCACATTCGAGTTGGTCTACTACGCCCGACTCCAGCCTCTGAGTGCCGCGAATGACAGCAACTGGCTGACCCTGAACGCACCACAGGCTCTCTTTGCCGCCTGCATGGTGGAGGCGTGTCGGTTCACCAAGAATGCTACTCGCCAGTCCACCTGGGAGGATGCTTATCAGTCCGCCACAGGTGGCCTCAAGACCGAGAACTCTGAGCGCATGGCAGACCGCACCACCGTATTCACAAGGCCCTAATGGACGATCTATACGAGTTCAAGAGTCAACCCGGTGTCCGCCGCGATGGTACGGACCTGGACACCTCCTACTTCTCGGATGGGGAGTGGGTGCGCTGGAACCGAGGTAGGGTTCGCAAGATGGGTGGTTACCGAGCCATGACGCGGTACGCCAATGCTCCCGTGCGCTCCGTGATGCTGGACTCACGTTCCGGGATCAACTCGACCCATCTGTTCAGCCAATGGGGTATCCAGCGAATCCAGTTTGACAGTACCGGGGCATCCGGGAATATCGAGGACCGGACCCCTTCAGGATTCACGACCGATCCAACCCTGAACTGGTCCCATGCTGCGATGTACTCCAGCACCGGAGGCGCGTATTCTGCGATCATTGCGGCATCCACTCCCGATGTGATGAATATTTCTAATGACAGTGGTGGAGGCATTTACGCGGGGAATATTGCCTCAAATGACCCACTTGTTCAAGTTAGTGACGGTTCTGGACCCATTTCCGTCAGTGGTGGGCTCTGTGTCCTGCAGCCCTTCCTGTTCGTGTACGGCTCCAATGGACTCATCCGAAATACCAACGCCAACGACTTCTCTACCGCATCCGGTTGGACTGCAGGCGGGGGAAACTACGCCTCATCGAACAACGTAGCCGGGACCAAGATTATCTATGGTGCCCCCCTTCGAGGGGGTGCTCAGGCTCCCGCAGGTCTGTTCTGGGCACTGGACTCCCTCATTCGCGTGTCCTTCATTGGAGGTACTGGTATCTGGCAGTATGACACTCTGGCCTCCCCCACCACGATACTGAGCAAGAAGGCAGTCGTGGAGCATGACGGCAGGTTCTACTGGCCCGGCACCGACCGGTTCCTGTGTTATACGGGTGTGGTTCAAGAGGTTCCGAACCAGATGAATCAGAACTACTTCTTCGACAATCTGAACTATGCTCACCAGAATAAGGTGTGGGGTACCAAGGTGGCTCGATGGGGCGAGATTTGGTGGTTCTATCCTGCGGGAACGGACACCGAGTGCGGTAACGCGATCATCTACAACTACCGAGAAAACACTTGGTACGATGCCGTGAAGAAGCGGACAGCGGGTGCCCCGACTGGCGTGTTCAGCTTCCCGGTATGGGCTGGTCATGAAGACCCCATCGACACGATGCTCCTGACTACAGGACTGCGACTCACGACTTCTGCTGCCACGCTCACGGGTTCTGCGGTACTGACCTTCATCGATACTACGGGAGTGGTGAATGGGATGGTGGCTAGTGGGTCAACTGGTATCCCCAACGGGACCACGGTATCCTCCCATACGGGGACCACGGTCACTCTGAGCGCCAATACCACAGGAGTGGCGTCAGGTGCGGTATTGTCCTTCACCAGCATGACCACGGCATTTGCGGATGGTTACACGGTAACCGGGGGAACCTCTGCTGCCACGGGCATTGCCGCTCGGGTGCTGACCAACAGCATCAGCGTCAAGAGCGTCACGGGTATATTTGTCAGCGGAGAGACGATTACCGGAATCGCGGGTGCCACAGCGAATATCCAATCTACCCCCGTCGCACAGACTCTCGTATGCCAGTATCAGCATGAATATGGATACGACAAGACCGTGGGTCAGGAAACTACGACCATCGAGAGTTCGTTTACATCCTGTAACATCGGGTTTGCAATTGGCTCACCTTACGACGATGTGCCCAAGACCGTGGACATCATGACTCGGGTGGAGCGGGTAGAGCCCGATCTGAATCAGGTCGGGGATATTACTCTCAATGTCCTGGGTCGCTCTTTTGCTCAGGATGATAATCTTGTGCTGAATTCTTACAATCTGAGTCCGAGTAATTCATTCCAGGATACTGTGGACCAGGCCCGGATTCTGAAACTGCAATTCGTATCAAATACCCTTGGGGGATTCTTTGAACAGGGTCAAATCATGACAAAACTATCCCTTGGCGATGAAAGATCCACTGAATGAAAACCACAACTTCCTTCCTTCCTGAACCAAAAGGATTAAAATTCAGCGAATGGGGCGCAGTTGTTGCAGAACAATTGGCGAAATATGGGGTCGCAGCCCCGTATAATGACGATTCATGGAAGACATGGGTATGTGCGCTGTTTCATGTGCCAGAACTCGTGGCAATGAATATTCCTTCTGCCGAGAACTTTGACGATTGGGAGCGCTGGGCAGAGCAATTTATTGGCGCAGTGAGGTAATACTATGGCAGCTATCTACGACACTGAAGGTAATTATCTGTACGATGACGGATCGGGTGGAAGCACGGCCCCCGCAGGTTACTTAGACCCATCGATTACAAATAATACATCCACGACTGGAGGGGCTGCGAATCCCACAGTTGATCCCATGGCAATCGATACTGCCACAGGGCTCCCGAACTATGCTACCAATCCCTCGAACTTTGCGGGTGCCGCGTCCAGTGGGACACCATGGTCAACCGATCTGGTCAAGGGGTTCAACTCTCTGACTGGCCTGAGCCTGACTGGATCTCAACTCGCAGGGCTAGGTCTGGGTGCGATGAGCTTATACGGTTCCCTGAGTTCCCCAGCCTACAACCCCAAATCCGCTACTCAGCTTCTATCGCAGCAACCGAGTAACACCCCCGGTGCCTTCACTCAGGCTCAGATGTCCGCCATGCAGACCCCGATCCGGTCGGGTAACCAGATTCAGCGGACCAGTGCAGCAGCTATGCCGTCCAGCGTCACACCTGGTGTGGGTGCCCTGACTCAGGCTCCTCGTGCTGTGCAGCCGTATCAGTTCAACTCTGCGGTGTCCAACCCCATCGTGGTTCCTCCGAAGAAGTTCGCCGAGGGGGGTGAAGTACCTGGCAATGGACCTCTGACCCAAGCTCAACCCTTTGTAGGTTACGTCTCCGATGACAGCGGGGGTCAGGCTGATTTGATTGACGCCAAGCTCTCCGGTGGCGAATACGTCATGGATGCAGAGTCTGTGGCGATGTTGGGTGATGGGAACAATTCAGCAGGTGCTGCAAAACTCGACCAATTACGCGAAGAACTCCGGGCTCAGAAACGCGCTGCCCCGAATGGTGAAATTGCTCCACCTGCTCAGGGTGCCCTCAGCTACATGAAAGGTGGTCTAAATGGCTAATCTGACTACAGGATCGCCCGGCGCGGCCATTGACACAAGCTCCGCCACAAACAAGGATCTGCCTGCCTGGTACCAACAGTATACGAAGAACCTTGCGGATCAGGGTTCTCAACTCGCACAGAATAATCTGCAGCAGCCTCTCCCCCAGGCCAGCGTTGCGGGGTTCAATCCGACTCAGACTCAGGCGTTCCAGCAGACTGCGGATATGCAGGGTACGTGGCAACCGGGAATGTCTGCGGCTCAGGGTCTGACGAATCAGATTGCTCCCGCTGCCACAAGTCTGGTCAACTCGGCTCAGGATGCTGTTGCTGGACCCGCACAGACCTGGGACGCGGGTACTGCGGCCAAGTACATGAGTCCGTATACCTCTGCGGTGACTGACAACATCGCACGACTGGGTGCTCGGAACTGGAATGAAACCATCATGCCGGGAGTCAATGCCTCCATGATCGGTTCTGGTCAGTTCGGGTCCACCCGGAATGCCGATGTACTGGGTCAGGCGGCAGTACAGGCATCCAACGATATCACGGGTCAACAGAGCAGTGCCCTTCAGGCCGGATATGGTCAGGCTCAAAACGCATTTGCCGCAGATGCCAACAGAACACAGCAACAGGGTCAGATCCAGGCGACTGCGGCTCTCACGGGCGCAAACGATACCACGAGTGCCCTGAGTACCGGCGCAAGTCAGACGGGCGCGCTGACTCAGACTGCACAGGCTCTGGGTAACACGGACAATGCGAATCTGCTGGCTACGGGTAACCAGCAGCAGGCACTCCAACAAAAAGGCTACGACACTGACCTGTCCAATGCGAATACAGCGCTCACGCAGCCCTGGACCCAGTTGCAGAACGAGGCGAGTCTGACAAGCGGGATGCAGTTGCCCAATGCTGTCACGAGTACGAGTAACGGTCCCGCAAGTGCCTATGGTCCAGGGGCTCTCAGTAGCGCGGCTGCTGCCTACTATCTGGCTCAAGGGTTAAACTCGAATGGTACGACCCCGGCTCCTGGCACTCAGCCTCAATAAGGATTGACTATGGCATCATTTGAAGAACTCCCTAGTGCCGTACAGGATGTCCTCCGTGCTTATGAGGAAAAGAACGGAAATGGTGAACGTCCCACCTTCCGATTTGGTCCTAGCGCTAGTCTGGGTATTTCGAGTCCGGTGCAGGGGAATGTGTATCCTGCGGATACATCTGCACCAGATACCAATTCAGGTGGAGCATTGAGTCAAGCCGCAGTTCAGGTTCCTGCACAACAGATAGCTGCGCAAGCACCCACAGGTGCATTGAGTCAGTCGATGTTGGGTTTGGTGCCTCCCAAAATGCTGTCCCCACAGGAAGCACTGAACCAGTATGTCCCGCAGAATGACCAGCGGGGTCAGTATCTGGCTCTAGCTGCTGGATTCGGGAGTGCCACCAAGACAGGTGGACTCGGGGAACAGATTGGTAATGTAGCCAGTGCCATGCAGCAACAGAAGCAGCAGCAGGAGCAACTTCGGATGCAGTATCTGCCGCACATCATGCAGCAGGTTATTGCGCAGCAGAACATGGAATTTGAGCGGCAGAAGTTTGGTACTGGGATGGCAATGGTGAATGGGCAAGCTCCTGCACCGGGAGCACCCGTTCAGGGAGTGCCTCAAGACCCGAACACTCAGCCTGCTGCAACACCGCAGGCTCCGGTAATAGGAGCACCCACAGTCGCAGGAACTGCTCCGGGGATCACTGGTGCAGCACCCATGGGTCAGGTATCACATGTTCAACCCATCGCACAACCTACAGGTCAACCCGCTGGAAACGGTGGAGTAGATCCACGGGCAGTGGGCCTGGACATTGCGTTCAATGGTGGTAAGGGTGTTGCCGGAATGTATGCAAAGAATGCCGACCTGACCGACTTTGCCAAGCAATTGATCCAGGGTGGCATGGTTCAAGGGAGTCCAGAGTTCAATGCTCAGATGGCAGCTAAGAATCTCAAGGACACTCGTCTGCAACCCACATCACTGCGTCCGGGTGCTCCGTACATCGGGTCGGACAACAAGATTCACACGACGCCCGCATCACCACCTGCTGGTCATATGAACGTGGTTGACGCGAATGATAATTGGTCTGTGGTTCCTATTCCTGGTGGGATAGACGCAACTACTACAGCAGCTAAGGCTACTGCGATGGGTACTGCCGCAGCCCACCCAACCACGGTGTACGGTGGTCCTTCTGGGACAACCCCGATTCAGTCAACCGCTGCGCTACAAGCTGCTGCTGCTCAAGGTGTTCCCCCACCAGCGGGTTCCCCCATGGCGACATCCACCGGACCCGTGAGCCCGGCTCTTGCGCCCGGCATCGAGAGCGCCGCTACCGGAACCCAGAAGCAGATGATTGACAAGTTCGGGGATCTGACTACTCAGGTGGCGCAAGCTCAGACTCAGAACTCTTACCTCAAGGGCATTGCAGACCAGGCGAAGAAGGCGATCATTGGTCCCGCCTCTGACAAACTGAACTATGCGAATAACCTGTTGGCGCAGGCTGGACTTCCGGCGTCCACCGATATGGCGACTGCTTACGAAGTCATGAAGAAGAATGAGTCACAGATTATTGCTCGTATGAGAACAGGTGGTCTAGGTACTGACCAGGCGCAGACACTTCTGCAGGCTGCGTATCCGAACTCCGGTATGACAATCGACGCGATCGATAAGACCTCACAGAATCTGATCGGTGCGAATGATATGATCATTGCCAAGAATTCGGTGTTGGCACCTCATGCTAACGCACTGAGTCCGGTAACGTATAGTCAAAATGAGTCGGTATTCAATAAGAATGCTGATCCGACCCTTTTCGAGCGGTACTCGACTTATCAGCACATGGTCCCAGGCTCTCCCGCAGCCAAGGCATATCTGGGTTCTGTCACCGCGCAAGACCCCACGTTCCTTAACAGAGTCCAGAATCTGAAAGCAATCGGAGCGTTCTGATGGCAAATGACACCTTCACTCAGATGATGCTGGATGCGGGAGGTTCTCCTGCACCCGCTAGTCCAGCACCCAGCACAGTGGATCAGATGATGCTGGATGCGCAGAGCATTCCGGGCAACACTATCCCAGCGCCGCCTGCGGATAAGAGTATCGGTCGGAGTCTACTGGATGCCGCCAACGCCGTAAGTACAGGTCTAGGCCGGGGCCTGGTCCGCACCTTCAACCCAGCTGACGTTCTTGCGAATATCAACGACTTGGGCAAGGCGGCTATCGGAGCACCGTATCGGGCAATCACAGGGAAAACACCCCCTGATTGGCTCCAGGTCCAGAACCGGGCACAGACTCCGGGTTCTGCCGAGTGGCTCCTGGCACAGGCCGCAAAGAACCCCGTGTCCAGTGCCCTGGTGAACCCGTCTGACCCGCGATATGAGGGTGGCTATCTCCAGGCCGCTGGTGCTGGGTTGGCAGGGATCATGAATCCAGCCAGTGTCTCTGCTGCAGCGGGTCAGGCCACTCGTGGGGTACTGAGTTCCCTTGCGGGTAAGGGTGCCTACGATCTGACAGGGAGTGAGCCTCTCGCTATTGCAGCATCCTTGGCTCCGGGTGCTGCGGGGAGACAGACCACCTCCGCACCCGTGACCCCTCGGAGTCAGGTACTTGCCGATGCCCAAGCCAAGGGGTTTGTGGTTCCGCCAAGTGCTGCGGGAAATACGAGTTGGACGAACAGCCTCCTTGAGACACTTGCTGGCAATAGTCAACTGAAACAGGATGCTAATTATAGGAATGCTCACACTCGGGCTACGGTTGCGGGTGAGAGTGTCGGGGTTCCAGCTGGGACTCCCGTTACCGCAGACGCACTGGCTACGTTACGTGCGCAACGCGGTGCTCAGGGTTACGCACCCATCAGCAATCTCGGTGATATCCCAACTGGTGTCAATACGATGACAGTTCTGAGACCTGGAGAGGTAGTTCAACCGTCCAATTTCCAATTGGCTCTGGATAAGATAAATCGGGATCGTGGGATGTCTCAGAGCATGGACCCAACTTTGCAGAACGATACTGTTGCGCAGGCAACTAGCGCATACGCGGTTCCTACCCTGACGGGTGATCAAATCAACACCGCAATCCAGCAGCAACGGACTATAGGAAATCGGCAAGCAAATACGAAATATGGCGGCAATGTCAATGATGTGCCAGTCGGGGAAGCCCGTATTGATATATCGAAGGCACTTGAAAATCTGGTAAACGAGCATCTGATGGATCAGGGTCCGAGTAACATAGTCCCAAACTTGCTGCAGGCACGTAAGGATATCGCCCAGAACTACACGGTTGACAAGGCACTCGCAAATCCTGACTCAGGTGATGTGAACGCGAAGCCCTTCGTGGATCGATACAAGAATGAACTCCCACTTGAGGGGGATCAACTGCTCCTTGGGAAGTTTGGAGCCATGTATCCGGAATACAACAAGCCCAACGTCAATACTCAAGCACCGCTGACTTCGACAGGGAACGCGGCTGCTATCGCTGCGGGGGTTGGTGGTGGATATCTAGCGGGAGGGTTGAAGGGTGCTCTGCTTGGCGCTACCCCAGCCCTTCGTGTACCGGCTCGTCATATGCTCCTGAGTGACTGGTACCAGAAGAACTTCGCCAATCCATCGGATACATCCAACTGGTCCATCCAACTGACTCCAGAACAGCGGGGAGCACTGTCTCAGTCGCTCTTGTCGAGTGGGCTGCTCAAGAATCCTTAATCGAACTCGCAAGAGTCTTAGCGTCAAAGCAACCGAAGTCGAAGTGCATCATCTCAGCATGACAAAGTTGGATATGGTCTACTACAAATCCCCGAGGGGTATGGAAGTAGGTAGGTTGAGGATTCCAGTGATTGCATCTCTGACATGGTGGACCTGTTAGCGGGAGAACAGGCGCATCGGGTATCGCCTCTTTAGGGAACCAATTCATTTGGGTTCCCCCAAGAAGAACACTTTAGTCGGCTTCAGTGTAATGACTTCGCCAATATCCTGGATATCAGCTACCACTTTCTCCAAAGACTCTTGACTCAGATCCATAGGCTCAGGCTTCCTGAATATGGCGTCAAAGTTATCTAAGAACTTCTTCTCGTCTGTGGGCCTTCTGTGTTTTCCTTCGTCTTATCGGTTATTCAGAGAAGCCAGAAATTCAGTCGGTGTAAGGCCGCTTTTGATCATTTCGCTAACTTTGTGAGTTGGTATGCTGACGGCGTTTTTGAGCGTCACCTCAATCAAGGTTGATCCGAATAATTTAGATCGCAACTGATGGACTCGCTTATACATCGCAGCGGCATGACGCTTTTCACGACCAACCTGAGCTGATTCACTTCCCGAATACCAGCACTCAGCAGCCAATAGCGCCAGGCGCACGCCTTCGCGGTCTGCCGACACCGACTCCTTGAATGTCTTGCCCTTAAGGGTGCGGAAACGCGCAATTTCCGAAGTGGTATCAGCAATCACTTGGTCATCACCAGTATTGCCCCATGCATCAATAAAGCTCTCACGATCCATGACGGCTCGCTCGCGGGCAATTGACCATAGTGTGTCGCGATTCACGGTGGATTCCTCTGTTGTTTCTTGGCTCTATTGTAGCGTTTGTATAAACGCTGTCAAGCCTTCTTTTGCTGCAACAACAAGGCGCTTACACGATTAGGCGTGTCGCGGCCATCATCATCCAGCATTGGCTTGCGAGTGTCGTTCGCTTCCTCTGCGTGTCCCCATTCATGCCGACATTCCGTGCACCGTCTGAAGGTCTCAATTCGGTTGAGACTTTTACGGCACTCGCCGTACTCATTCTGTACTCCCATTCACAGCCCTGAACGCTGTAGTTAAACTGACCCCGAGATGCTCGGATATGTATTTGTAAGTGTACCCATTAGTCCGCATCTGTGAGGCTACAGCGGTTCGATGGTCACTCAGTGCCCGGCGCTGCGTGCGACCCTTGGACTTGGCTGCTAGGGCGCGCTTGATGAACTGGATACACTGGTCCAATGTATCATGGTTCATCACTCCATCAGAGTTGAGGAGTATCTTTGACGCTTGGAGTACGTCAAGTGTCTGACTCAGTTCGTCTCGGGTCATGTCCGCCCCTTCAGCACAGCCCGAGCGAAATCAAGCCACCCAATGATCCCATCATTCCCGAAGGTGTAGTGAGGATCATCGCAATGCAGATTGCTTTCCGCTAGAGTCTTGATCTCATCATCAGTGAGTGGTGCTTTGTAACCCATCGCACCCATAACCTGCATCCAGGCAGAGTGGGCTTCCCCGGCGTCCTCGATCAACTTTCCCTTGTAGATCATCCCTTCCGGCGTCAGTTTGAGAATCTCAACCCCATTGATCGGAACGATGAAGTCATTCGATATGGGGTTGCCTCTTATATTCATGATCTCACTAGGCAGAGTCGCCCAGAGTGATGTGGGTCCGAGGATGAATTCACCGTCAATTGGTGTTTGCTTGTCAGTCATTCTGGTTTCTCCTGTGCCCCGGCTTCTGGCTCGTACTCGGTGGCAACAACTTCTATCTGGCCGTTGGGGTGTTTTTTGACGATGCTGACGCAGGTAAGGTCGCCGTGTCTCCCCCAATCGACGCCCCAAGTAACCGGTCCCTGATTCTTCAGCGCCGCGAGTTCCTCCAGCACGGTCACATACAAACCTGCTGCGGTTATGCGTTCGGCTTCAAGCTCCGCAATGCGACCGCTCTCCCATACTTGCTGGCGAAACTCTTTCACCCGCGCCAGAGAATCTTCCCGATCTTGGTCTGTCGGATGATCTGACCCAAGTACGCGCTGCACAAACTTTGCATGCTCCCAGGTGTCAGCTTGAGGCGCAGCAGGACTGGCAGCGAGTGCGGCGAGCGGTATGCTATCAACCACTCCCATAGCCCGCCGACGTTGGGCCAACTTCTCCTGGGACATCCTCTCCTGGCCCAGAGTTAACTTGGCGTAGAGATCAAGTTTATTAAAGTCGCTCATGCTTTTACTCCTGCTGCGAGGCAATACAAAAACATCGCCTTCGCCTGTTCGTAGTCGAATAGATTCGTTCCTGTGGGCTCATGCTTGGTCCGCCCATACATTGGGTGGGCATAGTCGCTTTCACGCTTGAACGTGATTCCACAGTCCGGATAAAAACCCGCAGGTAGTTTCCATCCAAGAAACCTGTCCACCATCTTTGAAACATCGGGCTTAACCTCCTTGAGCCTCGCTTCGGTAGCGGTCAGGGCCGCTCGGAGTTCGTCGATTTCCTGGCAGGCAAAGTAAACCTCGTTACCGGAGCTTGAGTGCGCCTCTTTCATGCGCTCCTGCCACGTTTTGATATTGCTCATGATGTTCGTCCTTTCCCAAGAGCGGTGATTGCCACACAGCACCATTCATGTAGAGCCCCGTCTGCAATGGTCTTGTCCATAACACCGTCAAAGTTTTCGATGCTTAACGCCAACCCCAATTTCACCGCCAGCCGCAGCGCGTCACCATCATCGGTGAGAGGGTTCCACTCTGTGTTCCTACCACTGGAACAAATGTTTCTCCATTTGTCAGGTACACCCACCCACCCGCACGCCTTAGCCGCCAGTTCCAGTAGTTCACGGTCTTTCATGGTTTTGCTCCTGCTGCGAGGTACTTGCCGAGGATGATTCTTACGTCGTCCGTGTGGATGCAAACTGAGTTAGGTTCATTCGGGGCTGGCGGCTCTGATTCGCACATATCACGCAAGATTGAGTCAGCGGACCCCTCAATCTCCTTGAGCTTCTCCCGCAGCCCATAGATGATGGCATCCCTGTCGCGCAGTTGTTGCTCTGCGGTGCCGAGTAGGGTTTCGGTGTGACCTAGGGTGCGGCGGAGTTCGTCCAGCGCAGCCTGTGCCAGTCTCCTATCCTCTGGTGACCCAGCAATGCAGACTATTCCGTCAGGATCACAGAGTACGCTGGTTAGCGCGTCTAATGCTTTCATGCGGCCTCCGTTTTGAATGCCATATGTCTCGTGGTTATCGGGGTGAACACCATATTCCGGGCTTGCCCCCAGCAAAAGATCGGATTTGAAAAACGACTGAGAATTTCATCAACCACATCCACTGATGTTGTTCCGTGATACTCAGCCATTTGCGTCATGTTTCTTACGATTCTGGACGCCTCATCAGGTACGTTTATCATGATGGTTGCCCTTTCGTGAGTGCTACGTCGATGAAGTCGAACAGCGTCTCGCACCCGCTATACCAGATCGTGTCGCAAATAGGTCCGTCAGGTTGGGTGTTCGCCGCCTCAAGCACATGTCGTGTAGCAACCAACGCCTCCCGCAGCGCCTTGTTCTCGTCCAGCAGAGCAGGCACAGCGTTACAGGCTGCGACGATGTAGGCGGCGTTGGAGTCGGTGTTCAACTCGGCACCGTGGTCGCTGGACTCCGAAACGACCAGTAAAAGAACGGTGCCTGATGTCTTCTCAACTACCGCTTGATACTGCGTGCATCCAATGCATTCACTCTGCGCCGACCAGTCCCCTGTAGATTCACACTTACCGTCTGCGCGATATGCAGACCACGGCCCCGGTGTTGCAGCCTGCACCAGCGCTCTCAGTTTGTCGTGGTTCATATCGGCTCCTCAGAAGCAGCTATCGCTGCAAGCCCCGCTCCGATGGTCACGATCATTATGGTCAAGAGGACCAGGCTAAGGCCATCTGCGGGCATGTGCTGAATAGCTGCTGATGCGATGGCAGTTGTGATTACCAGCCCGGCTGTGCGGGCGACGTGTCCGTGGTTCATGTCGGCTCCTTAGTAATGCCATGTGCGGCGTCGATTGCTGCGCGATGTGTTGGGTAGAACCCGTCACCAGACAGTAGGATGAAGTTCTCATCCTCGTCTTGCGTGAGTAGTTGAAACGCTGTTCCTCCAGCGTCAGTGTCAGACGCTTCTATGAATGCCAACTTACGTAGAACGTAATCCAATCGAACAGCATCCTTCTCCGCACCCTCGAACTTCAGTTGCAGGGCGTCGCACTCTTCAAGTAACTGTGCGGTTCGGGATACTTCGTCCCCGTATTGACTGCTCAACTCCGCAACCTTGGCAACAAGAGACTCGATCGTGTCTGCGAACGAGTTCATCCTGTTTCCTCGCAGATACTCCACCTGAATGGCGTACTCTCCGACACTCAGCGCAGGGGTTGCGGCTGGCTTTGCGACTTGCCAGATTGCGTGACAAAATCTAGGCGCAAGAGTGTCACACAAGGGCGATAGGAACGGTGCCGCTACGCATTCATCACACCGCCTGCCGTAGTGTTCAGACTCCGACTCTTGCTCATACGTCACGCCTTCGACGACGCGGGTTTTTGGTGTTGTCATTTCATGTTCCTTAATCCGCAATACCATCATAAATCTGAGTCTTCTCCCGCTGCGCTTCCCGGATCGACTCCAGGTGCACGTTGGGACTATTCAGTAGGTTATCCAGATACTTGAGCCGCTTCAGCAAGATCTCTGCAAGCTGCTGTTTCTTGGTGTGCACCATCCCTGCATTGCTGGGTTCCACTTCCTTCAGTGCGGGTCTTAGGTCGGCCAAGGTCTTGCGCTTCTGCGGGGTCCGGGTGCTGGGTTTGTAGTTCATCACAATCCCCCCAAAAAGTGAATCATCCAGTGCCCCGGCCACACCACATCGGCACGGGCAAACAGACCACTATACACGCCTAGAGTGAGTCCAGCCACAAGCACCGCACAGATAGCGACACCTAGGTCTGATGCAACCTCTTTCCAGGTAACCGCGTACCAGTAGTCTTCGGGTTCCCGTAGGCCCACATACTCAGCATATCGCGCCAACTCAACGTCAGTGAGATCGTTGATATTACGAACTGCCCGCATCTCACATTCACATTCACATGTGCGACCCTGGTTGCAGGTTTGGCTGCAGTTGGTCATGTCGCCACCCCCAGACTAGGTAGATAAAACGCATCCATGCTTCCTGGACGCCCCTCAAACGGTTTCAGTTCAGCCCCATCGTAGTGCCCCTCGGACCAGATATTCTTCTGATTCGGGTGGGCCTCATTCGCCTCCCGGACCCGCGCCACATATTTGGCGCTGTTGTCCCTCATGCGCTTGGGTGCCAGATCCTCTTTTGGCCGGACCAAGTGTTTTGCCCGCTTACCGATTACGATGTGAACCTTGCTCATTTAGTCATCTCCTGAATATAAATTTTGAGTCTCTCGATACGCTGAGTATTGAAAATCACTTCTGCGTCAAACCACTCAGCCTGAGTCTGCGCTCTCAGCTTCGCGTGTTCTGCTTGCACCAGTTCTGAGGCTGCGACTTCGAGAGGGGTGGGTGCCTTGGGCCACCATTTGGGAGTGAAGGATTTCATTTCTGGACTCCGCGCCAGTCTTTATTCTGGTACCGACCAGCAACGAATCGGAAATCACCATCTTTCGTTAATCTGGACAAGGACCACTCACCATTCTTCCACATTGCGTATTCTTCAAAGCATGAAGATATATAAACCTGATACACACCCTCATGAACAGGTTTGACTGTTGCAGGGAACCACTCAGTCAGTTTTAGATTATTCATTCCTTGGACACTCCGCGCCAAGTCTTGTTTTGCTGGAATGACGGGCGCTGTTGATGCCCCGCTGAAGACCTGGAGAGTGCACTCACTGTCCATAAACCCTTAGACCAAGTAGCGTAACTGGTACCAAAATAGTCGATGCGGATTTCATACACACCCTCATGAACAGGTTTGACTGTTGCAGGGAACCACTCAGTCAGTTTTAGATTATTCATTCCTCACTCTCCTTAGTTTCGTTACAGGAATCGCAACCAGGGTGATCCGGATCACGGCAGTCGGGATTAGCAGCAAGTGCCCGAGCGTATCTGCGCTCTGCCTGAACCTGAGCCCGCAGATCGTTCATCTCCCACTCGGCTTCATCGCTGTCAATAAAGGTAATCATTTTGAATCCTATGAGAACAGAAACATCACACAGTAGACGATACCACCAAGTATCATTCCGATACATGGAATACCGACTGCACCAAAGAGTCCTCCTAGAACATAAGAGGTCCAATCATCAAACTCTCGGACTGCTACCCACATACCAACCGGTATTCCCAGTAGACCCATGACAATCAGCGTCTTGATGATCAGTGTATAATTACCGCCACCAGTGTCTGGGTAAATTCGCATGACACACTCCGCGTAGGCTCTCGCAGCCTCTCTGGTAGCCCCAGTTGCGTTGTATGTGCCAACCAGTGCCTGACATGCAACATCTGCCGCGTGACTTGCTTCAGCCAGTGCGATACTGGAATTAGCAAGCGCCATTGAACTCAGTGCAAGTGATGCGCTCATTGCTCACACTCCTGACCAGATTGCAAGTCCCAGACAATCTCGGCATCTGCTTGACCGAGATAACTGAAATCATCCAAGTTACTCGCGGTCATACCGAGTGATCCACCACCATAGGTACAATGACCCTGGAGTCCCTTCTCATAACTGATCCGTTGCTCGGCAGTATGGAATGCCTGACCCATAGGACCAAAGGCTTTATGTAATGGTTTACCCGCACCCAGGTATTTGTACTCCACTTTGTCATCGGGTCCAGCCAAGCGGTATGCTTCGGTGTTCGGAGCCTCAGTGTCAGGGATCTGGGCGATCCTGCGTGAACAGTTTCCTGTTGGGGTGGTGACCCGGATTGAGTAATAGTGAAGGGGTTTCATTACAGTCCTTTTGAGTTACGGTGATGCGCAGTGTAGCACACCTGTTTTCCAATTTTCCACAACTTTACAAAAATAATTTGTAACAGTCACAGATTCCGGGATTTTCGGTATTCCTTGATTGAGTTTCTCAGACTCGCCTGGGTCACGGCCTTGGAGTCCAGAGCCAGAGCCTGTGCCTGGTCCAGGGTATCGAGCATCAGGATTCGGTGACAGATTACTGGGGCACCTTGACCCTGGCGTCTGATACGGGCATTCATTTGGTCTAGGAGATCAAGACTCCAAGTGAGTCCAAACCAAACCACGATGTGACCCATCTTCTGGAGTCCGTCGATCCCGTGGCCCATGCTGGCGGGATGACCAATCATCAGAGCACAGTCTCCCGTAGTCCAGCGCCTCATGGCCTCCACCAGTGAGGCTTCGGACTTGCACTCCGTGAGATTGATGGGTCGCAGATCCTTGAATCGTTCCATGATTCGCGCAGCATCACTCCGATAAGCATATGAACACAGTACAGGGTTCCCCTGAGCCTCATCGAGTATGTCCTCTAGGGCATCTAGCTTCAATTGGTGAATGGGCTCCCATAACGGCATTCCTGCAACCGGATAGACTGAGCCGTTCGAAAATTGGAGACATTTATTTGTCAGAGACGCCTGATTGAACACCTCAACAGTGGAACCCGAATCAAGTTGGATGAAGAAGTCCTTTTCCAGCATGTCATACATGGCCCGGAGTTCCAAGGGCATCTCGACTACCACATCATTGACAATTAGGTCAGGTAGCGGGTTGTAATCTGCGGCACTCATCTCAAGGGTCATATCCCCAATGAGTTGCTTGATCCGGTCTTCGGTATCCTTGTATGCAATGGTCTTGCGTGACTCCTGAGCCACCTTTCGATACCACTCATGCACGAACTTGGTCTTACTGGTACCGAGCCTGCGACCCTCATCTACTACGAGAAACTGACCATGCAAATCTTTGTAGCCGTTAGATGCTGGCGTACCTGTAAGTCCCGTTCTCCACTTGAACTTATCAAGAATCTTCTTCACGGAACTGACTCGGATGGTCATACTGTTCTTCATCTTTGACACCTCGTCCCACACAAGACCATTGAACGGGAGTTCGAGGTTCTTCTTGATGAAGTAGGTCTGTAAAACCTCAGCCATCCAGCCGAGGTTTTCGTAATTGATCAGGTACACATCAGCGGGTCGCAGGATGGCTCGGGTTCTCTGGTCCTTGGTTCCGGTGACCATACTGAACTTCAGGTATTGTGTATTTGACCACTTGAGCGCTTCTTGCCTCCAGACCAGTCGAATAACTCGAATCGGGGCAACGATGACCACACCCTTCAGGAATCCGGTATTCAGCAAATGTGAAATGCTGGTGAGGGTGATAACAGTCTTCCCCAAGCCCATGTCCAACCAAAGCATGGACTCAGGGTGAGTACATTGGAAATTGACGGCTTTCTTTTGATACTCATGGAGCAGGTCAGGGGTCAGCATCCCATCACCATCAGATCCACCATAGCCTTGCCATCAGGCACATTGTCAATCAGGAACACCGTGGCACCCTGAGCCCGCAACAACTCGTGCTCACGCAATTGAGCCGGGGTTGCCTTGGCTCCGGTGCGCTTGAGTTCGCAGAACCAGACTCGCCCACCAGGAGCAATCATCAACCTATCGGGTACCGCAGCCCGTGCAGGACTGGAGAACTTGAAAGCAAGGCATCCCTTACTCCGCGCATAGAGGCACACAGCAGCCTCGATGCTTTTCTCAAGAGGTTTTTTTGGTGTCGGCATCTTCATCTCCTTTGAAACCAGTATTCATTTCATCTAATTCCATATGAAGTGTTTCGTACCAATCTTTGATTCCTGAAAACTTGGCACCCTCCAGTAAGTGCGTAATACGGGCGACTGAGGCATTCCACGCTAACTCTGCGTAGTAAGACTCGGGTGACCAACCTGATATCTCATGATGCTCCGCGAATTCGTTGTAGGTCTCATGTTCTTTCATTTCGATATCTCCGTTAGAACTTCCAAAAGTTTCTCAAGGTAGTGCTGCCCCTTGGCAATCTCCTGAGCATTCTCATCCTTTGACCCCATGCGCATGAGGTACTTGAGAGCCCCGCCACGGTAATACCCGATGCGTTGTTCTCGGGGCCACGTATCCACAACATCCCAGGTCTGGATACCCATATCCTTGTAATGGGTTCCTCCGACTTGGCGGGTGCTGGCTTTGGTGTAATTGGGTTCGAATGCGCTATTCATCATAGCAACACATATCTCATCTCGTTCGTTCATGCGCCGCTCTGAAATAGCGCGAAGAGTCTCCTTCGCCACTTCATTCAATTTTGATGCCGAGGGGCCGCAATCCGCTACACCACAATCCTCTCGGAACGAACATGTTCTGCATATCTCTACGATGTATGGCTTTCTTTGCCCAAAGCACTCAGGTTTTGTTCCCATAATCAGTCTTTCTTAAAAGTGGGCAACGGAGCCCAGTGAGTGAACCAAGTATTCGCAGAACCCAGGATGCCATATGACGCGACTCCTGAGCGCCCTCGGCTGATCAGTTGGACCTTGACACCCAAGGGAGTGTCTCGGTCGATCTTGCGCCAGTGGTAATCGTGGTCTATGGCTACGGTTTTGGTGGTGTTGGTTTGAGGAAACCCCTCGTTAAGATACTTGCGCCGCCATTCATCAATACTCATTTGAGGATGATGATTGTTATATCGAGTACATTCAGATTGATTCATGTCAGTCTTTCATCGGAGTGGTTCTTCTGACTTCCATGCCACCATAAGACAGACAAATTTGTCCCTTGCTGATGCTTACTTCGACCAAGTGCTTATCGGACCAGCGTAGACCGAAGTAGTGCAGTGAGTCTTTCAACCATTCGTAAAATTCTTCAAGATTCATGACAATCCTAATACGAGCTTTTCAATTTCATTCACATAATAATCGAAATCCACAGGCAAAGTAGCATCCCGAATGTCATTGCAAATCTGCACATTCCAACCACTCTCTACTGCAAACTTGCGCCACTCATTAGGCTTCTTCGCCAGTGGCGGCATATGCTTGAACAGAGGCTTGCCACCCTTTGCCACATAGTAGCGGGACACGTTTTGGGCCTGAGCCTCACCCCACTGGAGGTAGCTGGAACGGGGTACTTTGGTACGAATGAAGAAATCATACATATCTGTCCATGATTCCACAGTCTCTCTGATTGGTGCCCCATCGAGTAATACCATCTCAGTTACTTTTGGAACAATGAGCGCTGAGTGATTCTGATGCCATTCCACATCCCACTCATACGCACCTTTTCTTTTCACTCGCGCCATGATAGTCGTTCTCCGTGATTAGGATGGAAACCAAGTAATGACTCAGCTTCTTTTCTGACAGCAGTTGCCTCTTCGATACTATCAAAGCAGCCTAGATACTTCTGCTTACCGTTTTTAGTTATCTGCACTGCATATTTATTCACAGCGGGGTGCCAGTAGACACCAGTAACACCAGAATTATTCCGGGTGCCGACACCTAGATTCAGATAATTATCATCCCGCAGAACTTGTCGTAGGTTTGCCCACTCATTATTCTTCTTATTTCCATCAATATGATCTATAAACGTAGGAATTTGACCAGTCATCCACACCCAAACGAGTCTATGAACATAATAGACTTTTCCAGAAAATCCAACCTGAAGATACCCTCGACTAGCAGCACGAATCTGGCGTCTGACTGAGATGGTGCCTGTTTTTGATTTATTATGACCTGTGAGAATTCTCCAGAACTCACCAGTTGCAGGGTCGTAATTGAACACATTGCATATCGTCTCCTGAGTCAGAGGTTTCATTCTATGTACTCCGCAATGTAGTTGTTCACATCCCGTATAAACATCCTTGAATAGATGGCTTCCTCAAGCTGCAACTTGGTCAGCTTCTCCCATTCAGCGCAGACTTCAGATACCCGGTACTTGAGATTCTTGGGAACCCTCATGGTCACACCATCTGTGTTGCACTGGATCAGAGTCAACTGATGAATCTGCATCAGCTTCTCTGCCAACATGCAAATCTGAAGCTGCCCATTCAGTGTAATTTTCATGGTGAACAGCGGATCAAAGAACACACTGAATCTGTTATTGCTGTCCCCGTAAACACCATTCAATGAGAGCTTCAGCATCGCATTCTCTGCGGTGTTCTTTCCATACGACTTACGCTGTTCGTACAGGTGCTTGTAGATATTGACGAACATCGGCCCCAGATGCTCAGGGTAGAACCCATTGGCAATTGCCAGATTCGGGTACATGGATGCCACATCGATATCCACAATAACGAACTCGTCATCCGACACCAGAATCTGGTTCTCAACAGACCCATGGATACCACCGAGCCCGAATACGAAATCAAATCCGTTGACCCGAGCAACGATATCCTCAAAGACACCCTTGGTTTCAGTGATGGTCTGTTCCTTGAACCAGTTCAGAATCCGGGTGAACTCGGGCTGTTCAAATTTGATCCAGGGAAGAATCGCATCACGCAACGCAATCTGAGGGCGCTTGGTTTGCCGAGGGGTACGACCCATAGGACCAAACTCGTAGCAGGGAATCCCGGCTTCCTCCAGCTTCATGATGAAGTAGTCCTTGCCGATCTTGGTATCGTTGTGATTCATAAAATCTCGCTGATACTTCAGAGTCAATTCTTCCCGGAATTTGATCTTGTCCAGATTCTTGAAGTAGAACTCCTTGGTTGCGCGGACATCGTGTGCGTTGTACTGCTTGAGTACAGGCAACTGGTCCTGAGTCAGTGAACTGCCCACCTTGAACGGTAAGTCCTGGATATTATCCATCCTCATATTGAATTCGAGACTCTTGAGTCCAGTGCGGCGGGACTTGTTGTCAAAATGTCTGATCTTGTACAAATCTAGCTGAGTCACGATTCGGTCACTCGGGTTAACAGAGTGAGCCCACTTATCATCGTCATCCTGTGAATTGATAATTGCCATGGCCTTGCCGTACAGGGTCTGCGCATCGCCGTTACCCATCTTCATGAGCATGTGGAGAATTGGATAATCGAATCCGAGGCCGTTGAAGGAGACCATCCGAGCGCCCTGACTCTTGAGCCACATCACAAAGTCAATAATGGCTCTGGAGTCATTGCGCCAAGGGGAGATTTCAAATGCCCAGGTGAGAGGGTAATCACAGTGCTCCACTGCCATGGTGAATACGTTGGGGTAGGTTTCTAAATCGAACACATAATCGTTACTCATTCAGCACCCGACATCTTTGGGTGTTGATGAAGAAGAACGTACTTTTGGAATCTTGTGCGGATTGCACTCTGCATCTCTTTCGGCAACCCAGCATCTTCCATTCCGTGACATATCACCTCGTAGGTCTGATAGTCCCACCAATTATTACGCCTAGCAGTCTCAATGAATCCTACCCAGTCCACCGCCATCCCTAGGCCAGTAATTACCCGAGAGAGTGCAAAATCAAGAGGGAGCCCGTGTGTCGATCTCAGTTCAAAGAGTGTACGACCTGAGAATAATAGCTTCCCGTCAATTGTGTGAGAAGGTGTAAGTGGGAAATCGCCGAGCTTGTTATCCACACGATTCGTTTTAATTTTCATCACAGGTTACCTTTTACGAAAAGATGAGGTGCGGCTCTGACTCGGAGAAAGCCCGCAGGAACGTGAACCTAACCACGCCCCTGTGCAGAAACCGCACCCCAAAACCTACCTAATTAATGACCACCCAGAAACGAGGGCATCCCAAACGGTGCAGCAGGCATCGGAGCAGCGGCAGGCTGCATGAAGCTGGGTGCTGAACCGATCACGGCACCGAACATGTCCGATGCGTCAGTGGCACCCTCACCGAAGGCCGTATCGTCACCTGCGAACTGCAGAGCAATCAGGTCACAGCGAATTCCGTTACCATGCTTGTTCTGCTGAATCCAGGGCTTCACGGCAGCATTGACACGACAGCCACCATACATCTTGCGGGCAAGCTGCTGATAAGCCATGGAGTTATTGGGATCAATCGCTTGACCGTTCTCTTGGATCATCTGTGGTGGTGTGTCCCGACCGATGGTGACGTAGACCATGCCCGGATACCCATCGTAAGGTTTGAAGGTCTTTTTGTTGACCTTTTCCTCACCACGACCGAAGCAGCGGGACTTGCGATCCTGCAGAATCATTTGCATGACAGCGGGTGCGTTCTCCTTCCATGCAGTCAGGGCCAATTGACCATACTTCGCCATGAACTGGGTGAACCCAGCATGGTCCTGCGGCATGATCAACTCACCGTTGTAGCTGATGCGCTTGACTCCGGTCAACTCATTCACCTGCTCCTGGGGAGTCACGAGGTGGGGAAAAGAGAGGCGGACATTTGAGAAATAAATGATATCCATAATATTACCTTTTTGAAAATTAACTGTTACGACGAGTTTGATGTGTGATGGTGTGTAAATAGTCTGTCTCTTGCCTCCTTTGCCGCGGCTGCTGCTTCCTCTACTGAAGTGAAATAACCAAGGCGCTGTCGCTTCTCATGATGGCATATACAAGCCTTCCACTTATTCGCATGAGGACACCAGGTTGCCCCACGACACCCACTAGAATTACGAACATTCAGTTTCTGATTTTCCTGATTTCGTTTATGAGGTGTATCACGAAGATTACCGATTCTATTATCCGTTCTAATTCCATTGATATGGTCTATCTCATCGGAGGGAAATTGACCATAAACATACAACCAAGCAAGACGGTGCATCATATGGGTATTCCCGTTAAGTCTGCATTGCAAATATCCCAACTTTGTTTGACCACCCAGAGGTCTCCCTATGATCTGTCAAACGCCATCTTCTTGGTGCTGGGAAACCACGGTCCAGTCCTGAAGGTCAAGGATGTCTGTCATCTAGCAATTGTCGGGCATCAAGAGTTTGCAAGTGTCCACAAAGCTGCTGCTGCCACAACTGGAACTTGCCCGTTTCCAGTGGCTTCATATCGCTCCATCCGGGTGGAAATCCCATCAGCCATTCCTGATTTTCCGGGTTCACCACTCCAAACACTTCCACAAACGCCCTTGCACTCGGCCACTTTTGCATTGATTTGGCTGCGTAATTGGCTTTTGTCGTCGGTGTATGCAAGTAGCCAATGCCGTTCCCGTATGTGGTCTGCGCCCAAGTCTGACGCAGATAGGGAAAGCATTTCGGCTTTGAAACCCATCGAGGACAGTTCGTTCCCAGCGGCTTCAATGGCTTTGGTGCTGACGTTTTCGGCGAAGACGTACCGGGGAGAGACATCTGCCACGACTCTTCGCATTTCCCCCCAAAGGTCATCGGCAGTATTGCGCCCTCTTGCCGCTGTGCTGAACGCTTGGCAAGGAAATCCCCCAGAGACCATATCAACTCTGCCGCGCCACGCTCTACCGTCAAAGGTACGAACGTCATCCCAAATCGGGAATGAATCTCGTAGGAGTCGCTCATTTTGTCGCTGTGCAAGAAGACATCGGCGGTGCCAGTCCAATTCCACAGCACAGAGTGTTTTGAAACCGAGTTGCTGTGTTCCAAGCAATCCACCACCAGCACCCGCGAAAAGAGCCAACTCATACATTTATTCCTCATGCTTTCCACACGTTAATCCGCAGAGCCGTTCTTTTAACTCATCTTGAGTAATTAAGTTAGCCATGATGGAAGCAACTCCGTAGTTGGCTGGAACATCGGAGACGCATCCAAGATCACAGCAGGCCGTGGATCGGATTCGGGAACAATAGTCAGCTTACCGCCGAGTTTTGTCACATATTCAGTTTCAAGGGTCTTGAGTTGACGCTCACTCAGTTGAGCTTGAATCTTCTCGCCCGCCTTAGTCTTTTCCCAGGACAGCTTTTCCACCTTGGCTGGGGACACCAATTTTGTCTCGTAGACCGAACCCTTGGGAATACCCATCTTGATCAGCTTGTCCGCGATCTGGTCTTCAGGAAGATTCCAGTTCCTTGAGCCGCGACCATTGACAGCCTTCAATCCGGGGATCGAGACACCCGCTTTGAATCGCTTCAGCACCTCGGTATCCACATCATCCAGAAGCTGGCGCATCAGCGGTGCCGCTTCCAGAATCTGACGCAGTTGGCTGTTGTCCATGACAGCAGGATCTTTACCAGCGGCCTGGTGCGCAATTTCAAGGATTTGCGTATCCGGCGCAACAGCAATCGGGATAACGAATTGGTTAGTTGGTTGAAACATGACACCGATATCCTCCATTACTTTTGCCGCTTTTGCCGTACACGCAGGAACCCGGCAGAACTTGCATTGCTTGTCACCGGCAATCAAAGGAGCCTCTGGGTCATCGGTTGCCTTGGCTTCCACCACCATGCGACCAATCATACCCAGGATATCCGCTACCGACAAAATGTGCGATGTGATTACGGGTAAACCCTTGAGGGCCAACTTGGGCTGGATAATGGTCATGCGGACCCATTTGAAGGGATACACGGCATTGATGGGTAACTTCAACTCAGCCAGTGCCCCAAGAGCATATTGTTCAAGCTGTTCGTTGTTCACCACATCCACGTCACCGAACCCATCTTTGTAATCGCAGACCTCCATAATATCATCGTAGTACAGCCGGATATCTGTGGTGCCTGACATATCGTCACGACCAATCAGATGTTCTGGGTCAACCTTGGATTCTGCAAGCACCCTGCACCCACCCGTGGCGTCATTTACCCGCTTGTCCACGTAATCCAGAGCAATCTGCACCCGAGCAGCACGGTCACGGTCTACGATGAATTTACCCTCATGACTCTCAAGTTCTTTTCCAAGGAACTCAGCGGCATTGTTACCGCCCTTGAGGCAGATTTCGAGCAACCGATGCGAGTGGGTACCATCTATGGCAGAAGGACCAGAGAAATCGGGGTACCTTGCCTGCTCCCGGACGGAGCCGGGGCACCGGGACCACTGAGCCCGTTTGCTGGGGGAAAGTTTGGCGTGAGTGGTCATTTTCGGCCTACCGGACAATAGGTTTCGTTCACCAGAACAACAATCGGTGTGAAGAGAGTTTGAAAGAACACGGCAGCAAGTACCACATTTCTGACACTCAGTTTATAAACAAGGTCAGGTTTTTCATCCTCCTTGGTGACACCAATGCATTCACCGAACTCGGTGCGACTAGCGCATCCCGAAAGAAGGATAAGGGTCATGACGAGAATTAAGAGTTTCTTCATGGTCAGCCTTTAAGGGATTCTACGCCTTGATACAGCGCCGCATAGTGCATAGGATTTACATCATTGATATTGTTGTACCCGAGACTCACCAGAACCCCCTGAATCCCAGCACCCTTTTCAGATCCCATTTCTTTGTAACTTTTCATCACCCATTCCAGCAGACCCTTGGCATCAGTAAACGGTGCGCCAGTGGCAGCAGGAGCCGCTACAGGAGCCTGGAACGAGGGGGGTGGGGGCATTGCAGCAACCTGAGCCACGGGAGCGGCTACGGGGATTACAGCAGCCTGGATAGGTGTAACTGTTGCGATTGGTGCTGGCGCGGGAGCAGGGGTTGGAGTAATATGGATGGCTGTTGGTGCCATTGCGATGTGAGTAACCTTGGCCTGAGCTTCACGGGGAAGCGAGTTAACCAGGGTCTGGAGGACCGTGGCATTAGCGGTTACAGCGGTGGCGATTGCGATGATGGCTTCATTTGAGATTGACATATAGGTCTTTCTTTACGGTTGACGGAGGTTTGATGGTCAGGCGGTCATCGATGAACGCTTCTACCAGTTCTCGCAAGAGGTCAGACGGTCTCCCGTACTGATCAGCCTTGCGATAGAACGCTGTGTGCCTCTCAGGTGTCAGTCGAACACTGAGGAAGGCGGTTAGGAGTTTTCGCTTCATTTCAAACTTTCTCGATTTCGTTGTTGCGATTCTACCCGATGACGTTTACACTTGTCAACATCGTTCCACAAAAATAAATTCTAGAAAGTTGCGAAATGTCAAAGCAGACCACTCCCATAGACTGGCTCCAAGCGAGAGCAGCAGCATGACCACCCATACGCCCGTCTCAAGTATGACCCCTGAGTCAATGGCACTTCTGTTGGTTGGCGCACATAGTGGTGTAACAGTATGAGCGCAGTCTCCCAAGTAACCCACGTAGCACAGCACCCTGCATCAGTCGATGCGTATATCCGCCACGGATTTTCATTAGTCCCCATCCCCCAAGGAACAAAAGGTCCACGCACCGCTGGCTGGAACCTCAAGGAAAACGCACTCAGGAGCCAGTCCGATCTGCCTCACGGATATGGCATTGGCTTGGCTCATGCTTATAGCGGAACCTGTGCAATTGATATAGATTCATGGTCCACAGCAGTCGGGATGCTGGCACTCCAGGGTATTGACCTCCAAGCGCTCTATGACGCCAATGATGCCGTTATCGTGGACTCGGGCAGGGCAGGACACGGCAAGCTGCTTTACAAACTTGATACCCCGCTCCCATCCAAGCGAATTTCCATTGACGGAACTGTTGTTTATGAGCTACGGTGCGCCACCTCTAACGGTCTGACAACACAAGATGTCCTGCCCCCATCGATCCACCCGATAACCCTGCAGCCATATCAGTGGGCCGGGAAAGGTCATTGGACCCGGTTACCACATATCCCCAAAGCTCTCCTTGATCTATGGCAAGGAATGCTCACAGAACCCAGCATCATGGCACCCGCAGGTGCCATGACCGCAGACTGGAGTGAAATAGAGTCTGCCCTTGAGAGTATTCCAGCAGACTGCTCCCGTGAGGACTGGGTGGTATGCGGAATGGCGCTCCACTGGGCCAGTACCCAGATCAGCAATCTCGAACAAGGCCTGCATCTCTGGATGCAATGGTCCAAGACCGCAGAAACCAAGTTTCCTGGTGAGCGCGAGATATTGGCGCAATGGAACTCGTTTAAACCGGATAAAGCGACTGGGGTGAAACTCGGCTCCCTGTTCAAAATCGCCAAAGAACATGGGTGGACTCGCCCCCCTATCGACGTAGCAGGACTCTTTACCGCAATGGGTACCGCAGCCCCAGCGACACCGGAGTCCATGCTGAATGACATGCGCCCAAAGCCACCAGTGATGGACATATCGCTCTGGCCCACAGTGCTGGCGCGCAGGGCCACCGAAATTGGTGAGACTGTAGGCTGTGACCCCCTGGTCCCCTTATTCGCAGGACTCGCTACGGCCTGCGGTGCCGTAGATGCCCGGTCCCGGCTTGAGATTCTCCCCGGCTTCAAGGTTCCTCCGGTCCTGTGGCTCATGACCATCGGTGCACCCGCCGACAAAAAGACTCCGGGGTCCACTCCCATGTTCGCCCCGCTTCGCCTGATTGAGGAAGAGGATCGGATTCGGTTCGCCAAGGATCTGCTGGACTGGGAAGGAAAGGAGGCGGCTTACGCATCGTCAAAAAAAGCGTTTCTTGAGTTCCGAGCATCCCCAGAGGCTATGCTCGGGGGTCAGGCTCCCTCTGTCCCGGACTTGGACCCTCAGCCCGTGCCTCTGCGCTTGACCGTGGACGATGTGACCTCACAGAAGCTGGCAAGGATGTGCGCCGACAGACCTCGTGGTCTGCTGTGCGCCCTAGACGAGATGAACTCATGGGTTCGCAAGATGACGGATAAGCAGTCCGGTGAGGACAGATCCTGCTGGACCAAATCGTACGAGTCAGCACCCTATGAAATGGACCGTGTGGGCTCAGGGAGCATCCGGGCCGAGAACATGGCTGTATCGATTTACGGGAATATCCAGCCACGAGTGTTTCAAGAGCATCTGCACTCCCTGAGCGCTGACGGCATGATTCAGCGGTTCATACCTTGTGTACTCAATGGCGACATGACACGCAAACCCAAACCGATTCCCGAGTTCCTCCAGAATACTGGCGTCTGGGAACAGACGATCCGCATCATCTATGCGATGCCAGCCATGACCTACACCATGACGCCGGAAGCGTTCAAGGTTTATGACCAGTTCCAGGACTGGTATCTCAGGCAACGGGATGATGAGAGGTTGCTGCAGTCCGACGATACGTTCATGACTGCGTTCGGCAAGATGGAGGGGTTGTGTGGCCGACTGTCGCTCATGTTCCATATGCTGGAGTCTCCATTCAATCCTCAGGTATCAGCGGCTACCGTGGACCGGGTTTGCGAGATCATCAAAGGTTACGTGATTCCCGCACTAAGGTACGCTCTGGATAGCGCTGAAGGTGGATCATTTGATGAGTGGGCGGCAGAGTGGGTCATTCAGCACTGTGATGACGGGGTTGTGGATCTGCCAACATTCAAACATGCTGCTCGTAACAGAATCGGGAAGCTGGGGGTATGGCAACAGGATCAGGCGGTCTACTCAGCCATGATTCCGCTGGAGCGGGACAAATGGGTCTTGCGTCTGGATGACAAGTCCGGGGAGAGCAAGCATCAGGCTCAGTGGGCACTCAATCCGGCTCTGGCTAATGGGTTCGCAGAGCATCGGATGAGGGTGATCAATGCCAAGCAGCGGCGGGTGAACTTCATATACCGGGATTCACCGAACCCAGCACCTGCGGTGCATGGGTATGTGGGTGGGTAGGTTAAGTCTTAGACTGCCACCACTTTAACCACTCTTCAACTTCAGGGTGGTCATCGTAGTGGAACTCTATGGCTGCGATTGCCGGTATCACGGCGTCTGGTGAGTAGTTGGTGAAGTTCTGAAACACCGCACCACGATAGCCAGGTCTCGCTTTCCAGATGGTGAGTGCAGTGCCTCGGGTCCAGCCTTCGGGGATGTATCCGGGGATTAGGAGGTTCATATGTCTAACCTTAACATGATCCATCGCATCCGTAACCAAGCTGGCAGTCACGGGAGCAATAACCAGTTGGATTATCCAGGCCGTTTTCGTGGCGCTCACACAGCCACGAATGCATTGCTTCGTCATATGTAGTGGCTACTTCTTCACAGTCCCGGAACTCACAGATTTCGTTACTCATAATGCTTCTACCTCATCGAGTATCGCACGGGCAAGTTTCCGTAGTCCCATCTCTGAGCAGTTCCCGGTTGGAGTGGTCACCCGGATTGAGTAATAGTGGAGAGGTTTCATGATTTCGTCCGTGATCGTGTAATGCGCGAATGTGCAACTTCAATCAGCATTCGGTACTCAAGATGAGTTTCATCGTCATGTTTCTTTTCAGATGCAGAAATGAACTCGTCAATGGTTCCGCGAAAGCAACCACGAGTTACCTCTAGCGTGTTGTCTTTTGTGTTGTAGACCGTCAGCGTCCCATTTTCTGTACCGACTTGTGAAGCCCAAAAGATAAGACCTCTGCCGTAAATCTGTGCGTTGCCGTAAATCTGTGCGTTGCCGGAAATCCATGCGTTGCCGTAAATCTGTGCGTCGCCGTAAATCCATGCGTTGCCGGAAATCCGTGCGTTGCCGTAAATCTGTGCGTTGCCGGAAATCCATGCGTTGCCGGAAATCCGTGCGTTGCCGGAAATCCATGCGTTGCCGGAAATCTGTGCGTTGTCATAAATCCATGCGTTGCCGGAAATCCGTGCGAGATTTTTCTCCGACTCAACATATCCACCAAGGTCGCCAGGAGCAACGCACATCGAGGTAATAGCGACAAGTGCGCGAATCCGCTTCACTGTTCGGCCTGGTGCGATGGTTATCTCATCGCCTGGAACAAATTCGTATTTCATTGCAGTCCTTTTGAGTTACGGTGATGCACAGTGTATATTCCGTTAGTTGGACCTTGTTCCTCATCTGCCGCCTTAGCAGCATCCCCAATCGCAGCCCGGTAGCAGGCTTCTCCGTAGGCTTGCATCTGACACTCTATCCACGCTCCGCGTAGGGGCCAGTCTCTACCACCTTCCATGAAGTCTGGTTTCGGTAGTTCAGGTAGTTTCATTTCCGCTCTCCCTTCGGCGTCCAGATCGCAACATGACTCTCCATCATCAGTATCGCCATCTGATACTCTTTACCGTGGTCACTGTCACCATGAGTCTTCTCCACGGCTTCAGCGAACTTGTCCAAGGTATCAAAGAAGCATCCCGCCTTGACATAGCAATCCTTGTCCGTGAGCCACAGAGTTAGGTAGTCGGAGCGTGAACCAATTGGTCCAATGGATAAGTAGGGTCGGTCACCGACGAGTTTTCCTTTATCACCCAGGTTCGCGCCACCCAGGTTCGCGCCACGCAGGTCCGCGCCATACAGGTTCGCGTCACGCAGGTCCGCGCCACGCAGGTTCGCGTCACCCAGGTCCGCGCCATACAGGTCCGCGCCATACAGGTTCGCGTCACCCAGGTTCGCGCCACGCAGGTCCGCGCCACGCAGGTCCGCGCCATACAGGTCCGCGCCATACAGGTTCGCGTCACCCAGGTCCGCGTCACCCAGGTCCGCGCCACGCAGGTTCGCGCCATACAGGTTCGCGTCACCCAGGTCCGCGCCACGCAGGTCCGCGCCACGCAGGTCCGCGCCACGCAGGTCCGCGCCACGCAGGTCCGCGCCATACAGGTTCGCGTCACCCAGGTCCGCGTCACCCAGGTCCGCGCCACGCAGGTACGCGCCATACAGGTTCGCGTCACCCAGGTCCGCGCCACGCAGGTCCGCGCCACGCAGGTCCGCGCCACGCAGGTCCGCGCCACG